CAACCCATTCATCATTTACGTGAATAAAATCAATTTGATTTGTAAAACGATTAAACCATCGAGGAAACTCAAACGGAATATCTGGGTTACAGTAATCAGCTACCCATTCATTAATAGGCTTAAGGTCCAACAAAGTCATGTTATTCCAATCTAGCCAATATCCTTCCTTACTTACTTTTCGATATAAACTATACACACGTTGCCAAGGATTACGCACAACGGTCATAGTTTTAGCAGAAGGATAATGATCCTTGACCGTTCCTAAATGCGGATGATCAATCATCCAAGGATCTGTATCATTTACTTCAAAGTTAACTTTAAGCCAATCTGAAATAATTTTCTTCATAGCCATTCCTGTACGAGGCACGTGAATGTATGCTAGTTCAGGTCGTTGTATATAAAAGGTACCCATTAGTCAATTTTAATTAGTTTAATGATCCATCCCATTGGGTCTAGCTCCCACCACTTTTTTCCTGCGTACCATGCACCAGGATTACCATGGTGATTATTATGCCAACCTTCTCCTAATGCAATAACGGCTGCAATCCAACTGTTAGTACTATAGTCTTTAGTTTCATAATTTCTATACCCGTGTCTATGACCCAATACATTAACTAAGCCAATTACGTGTACTGTTAAGGTTGCAGGCAACGCATATAAAAATACCCACAACATAGGATCAATTAAAATTAAAATAGCAGATGTAATAAAAATAACTTTAAAATAATTATTAAAAATCCATTTATGCAATGGCTTACGAATTAGATCTTTTACATAAGCCATCGAAATAGCTTCAACGTGCCAATCATAACCAACCCATACCTTAAATGCAGCCCAGTAAGAAAATTTTCCATCAACATAGGACGAGTGCGGATCTCCGGAACCATCAGACTTGGCATGGTGCATCCTATGTAATCCTACCCAAGCAATGCTAGGACCAATAGTAGAATAGATACTGATAAAACTTAGTACATTTTCAAGCCACGGCCATGTTTTAAAACTACGATGAGTTAACATTCTGTGTAATGTAATAATTGCGCTAATATGTCCTATAACAAACCAAGATGCTAGCGCAACAAAGAACCAAGAGTATTGCCCTAAAGAGATTGCGTACCAGACACCAATAATGCTGGCAATAAAATTAACTAACTGTATTAATCTTACTTTAAGATTATAACTCATGTTCCTTCCTCTAGTTGTGACCATTCCTGGTCAGTTATTGTATTTGGATTCCATTTCTGAAAACTTCCTGGTGTTGTTTCTAAGTACACAAAGTTTTGCCAACATTTTTGTACGGGCCACGGACAAGTTTGTAAGTACCCATAACCTAATGTCCATTTACCTTTGCTGGCGATGTCCATATGTTTAACCCATGTGTCCCACCAACGCTTTCCACCTCTGTTACGATTTTGCATTGTAATAAGATACAAATCGTAATTGTTTATAGAAATTAATTTGTCTATTAAACTACACGTTACACGAAATCCGTCTGTCATATCCGTATGCTTCATTCGAAAGTCTGGAAATGTGTATAACCTATTAATCATTTTAGCCACGTTCTTTGGATAACGCCCATCATTAAATACGCCGCCCATTACCATAGGTTTACCAGTGCTAGTTTGGTAAACTACTCCGTACCCTGTATGTTGCTCAACTACTAAATTTTCTTTGGTATAATTATAACGCAACCAATTATCTTCTTCCAAGCATAGTTCTCGTACCTTTTCAAATTCTAAATTTGATTGGTAGTAAACAATTATATGTGTATCAGTTAAATCATATCTGTTTTGCATGGAATTGTATTTAATTAAATAGTTGAGAGATAAAAAATAATGCTAGATGCTGCGATTACAAAACTTAATTTTACTATAAAACTAGATAGTTTAAAAGAGTATTATCATACATTGACAACCAAATACGATCACTTGTGTTGGAAGTGGGATAGGTACGGTCACGAAATTACAGAAGAGTGGTACAATCGTATTATATCAAATGGTCCAGGTTGTATACTTCCTTACGGTTGGGCAATACAAAGTAATTTAGTAGACTTGACTATACCATGCCCTCCATACAACATAAGCACACATGAAAGAACATATTATCGAAACACTGAACTAGCATTTGGTTTAGTTACTAAATTACAAGAACTTATTCCTTATGCCTATCGATGGAGTCTAGTTGTTCAGCCGCCAACTGGTAAAGTAAGTAGACACGTTGACCAAGGCGATGAATACACAGCCCATATACCAATATATGATTCTCCAGGTGCCACATTTAAATTTTGGGATACTTTAGGCAATCGTAAAGATTTTGGGATACCAGCAGATGGCAGTGTTTATCTTGTTGATACTATAATAGAACACGAAACTGAAAATTTTAGTAACAGTGATAGAGTAGGGTTAGTGTTTAGATTTAAAAGGTCTGATTTACCAACATTAATGCAACTTACTGGTGAAATATCATGACTATAATATATACTCCAATCGATATAGAATTTGACATGCCAGACGAGCAAGAACTTATTGACTGGTTTCATTCTCATAAAATTACAGACACAGATTATTGGGAGTATGCAGAAGGTCGACACGAATGGTGTTATGTAGCCTTGAGAGAACAACCAAGTGATTGGCGAACATATGATGCATGGTTAAAATGGTCAAAGGAACGCGAGCCAATAGAAAATGCTGGACTTTTCTTTCATCCAGGATTTGAGGGAAAATTTCCAGGTTTAGCAAAGTGTATAAGAGAATTACCATTTGATCAAATAGGAACCAGCGGCTTTATTATGCAGATAGGAACTATACCTCCTCACCAGGATGCAGACTATAATATGACAGAGCCAAGACGATATATTATCTATATCACTGACCCAGCTTACAATACTTTTCATTTTGTACATAACGGTAAAAAGATATGGCCAAAAATTGATAACAAGTATCGATGTTTTGCTTTTAACAACAGTAATATTCAACATGCGGCAGATCCAACTGATAGGACTAAAATACTTTTAAGTACAGTAGGTATAATGAACAAACAAAAACACGAAGCTTTATTGGAACGCAGCTTGAAAAAATTTGCAGATAAAGTTATTATAATATAATGTATTTTAAAAGATTAAAGGCACAATTTAAACATACTGTAGGTATGTTTGATCGTCAATACAAAGAAACAAAATCTGTTTTTAAAGATTATAATAACAGTATATGGTTTTTAGGTTGTAGTCATGTGTTTGGTACAGGATTAGAACATTATGAAACAGCACCTTATCAACTATCTAGTTTATCAAACAAGAAAGTTATAAATTTAGGCCATCCAGGTTCTGGTCCTATGATGGTTGAACAAACACTAACTAAGTTACTTAAAAAATATGAACCTTTAGCTATTGTTATAGCCTGGCCAAATTTTGATAGATGGCAAAGTTATGAAATAAACTTTCCTGGTGCTGTACTATGGATGCCGTTTTGTCTTGAAGATTCACAAAGCCATAATAACCATTTTGGATCTAAAAAACTTTGGCCAGAAAGTTATGAGAAATATAAAACTATGCTGTTAAATAACACTATTAAAGATGTAAATTTAAAATCATATTACAATGTTAAACAGATAACTAAAAATAAAAAAACTATAGAATTCCAATATATGCCGGATGAGCATATATCACTTAATTTGCCGTGTTATCCGTTTATAGATTATGCAAGGGACGATCAGCATCCAGGCAAATTAACACAAAAAATAATAGCTGAGTACATTTGGAACAAACTAAATGAAATATAATTATTACTATAACGATGTGCCAGGTGTAGGGCTATGTAGAAATAATTTAATTTATACTAGCCTTATTAGCGAAGACAAAAAAACGTTTGTACAATGGTACTATAATGATACAGAGTATCATAAAGGACACAACGAAATAGTTGACTCAAACTTGATGGCTGAAAAATTTCAAAGAGAATTACATTTTTTAAGTAACATGGCTTACCATAATCCATCAATGGTACCTGAAATTTTAGAAGTAAACATTCCTGAAAGGAAAATATATTTAAGAATAGACGGTAGTGATTTTTGGAACAGAGCCGGTTGTGATACATCAAACTATGATAATATAGTCCCAGACTGGCAAGAGCAGATGTTAAAAATTATACAGGCTCATAAAGAAAGAGGTTGGTACAAATACAGTATGCATCCTAGCAGTTATTTTGTAGTAGACGGCCAATTAAAAAGTATAAATTACTTTTTCACTTATAGCAGTAACGAAGGCCCAATCAGCATTGCAGATCATGCTAGTCATATATACAGCACTAGACAGGATATAATGCGTGAACAGATTGAACAAATGGGTATTAGTTGGGAAGGTAAAGAACCTTTAGATAAATTACAGATGTTATGTTTTGAAAGTTTTCGATCTAACTACAATGATGATTTTATAGAAAAAGCTAAGAGGATATATGATTAAAGGAATAAATGGTAAATCCTATTTTGATATGGAAACATATATTGATATGGATCAATTTCAAAAATTGCAACCTGAGATACTAACAGGTTTTGCCCTAGCACGTGAATATGCTAAAGAAGGCACATGGATGAAGCCTGGCTTTTCATTTGAAAACATGAGTTACAAACTTAGTTGGAAACCTATCTATCAGTCTATGGATGAGTTCATGGAACTGCCTAAAGACGATCCTTTATATCAAGCTGGCATAAAGTTAATGCCTACAGATTTTAAAAACTTTCAACAACGTAATAAATTTACTCGTTATCTAAAGATGGCAATGGGTGCATATGATCCATACATTTACTATTACTTGTGGGAAGAAGGTAGCTGGGATGATAGAACAGCACCACGTAAACTAACTCCAGAAGCTGAATACTTTCCTAATGTAGTTAAATGGGTAGAATCTATGGTAGGAACTATATTCCAAGAGATTGGCCGTGTTATATTTTTTCACTGTGAAGCAGACGGTATTCCGTTTGAACATCGCGACTTAGATGCTAAGAACGGCATCGATGTTGTTACACCCCATCGTAATGAATTTATACATGTTCGTCCTAACACAAAGAAGGCTATGTACCTTTGGGATCCAGAGACCAAAGATAAAACATATCTTAACACTAGAGCTGCTTGGTGGAACGATGTAGATTGGCACGGCGGCGAACGTATCATGGAACAAAGTTATAGTTTACGTATTGACGGAAAATTTACAGAAGATTTTCGTAAACGCTTAGGTATAGAACATTTGGAATCTTATTAATGTACGATGTAATACTATTTGGAGATATGCCAGATCTTGAAACTTATTCAAGAGCAAGCGGCTCTCATCGTATAGCAACTGAATTGAGAGAGCATGGGTACTCTGTTTTAGTTGTTGATTTTGCAAACTATATTAATTTTAAAAGATATAGTGAAATAATTGAACTATCAGTGGGAGAAAACACTCTAGCTGTTGGTTTTTCAACTACATGGTTTCCTTTTATTTTGCCAGACGGAACTGTTAGTCATAGAGAACCAAGCAAACCAGCCATGCGATTTAATCCAAACACAGAAAATTCATTAAACAGTTTAAGTATGGAATTTGGAGGGCCCAATGTCCAATTTTATACTGATAAAATTAAATCTGTAAATCCAAGAACAAAAATTATTTTAGGCGGCGCGAAAGCCTTTATGTACATTAATACATTAGGCGTTGATAATGTGTTTATAGGACATGCAGAAACTATGATTGTAGAATATCTACAAAGTCTTAAAAAAGGTCCAAGAAGATTGTGGAACAGAATTATTGATCACGATAAAAAAGCACAGTCACCCTCTTGGGATTTTAGAAGATCTAACATTTCCTATGAGCCAGAATCTTTTATATTGCCTAGCGAAACACTTTTATTAGAAGTAGGAAGAGGTTGTAGATTTAATTGTAAGTTTTGTTCATTCCCGCTTATAGGTCAAAAAAATGTTAAAGACTATATTAAATTTGAAGAGTGTCTTTATAACGAACTTTTAGACAATTGGAATCGTTGGGGAACATGGAAATACACTATAGTAGACGATACATTTAATGATAGTACAGAAAAACTAGAAATGGTCAAACGTGTAGTAGCAAGACTTCCTTTTAAACCTGCGTTTTGGTGTTATATGAGATTAGACATAATAGTTAATAATCCAGAACATATACAACTTGCCAAAGATATAGGAATTAGAGAAGTTTACTTTGGTATAGAAACATTAAATCGAGAAGCTGGCAAAGTTATAGGTAAAGGCATGGATCCTAAACGTATTACAGATACTTTAGAAAAATGTGCTGAGGTATGGGGACACGATGTTTGGATAATGACCGGATTAATATGCGGCCTTCCTAAAGACAATATTGCAGATTTTGAAAAAAGCTGTGCCTACTTTGACAGGCCAGATCGCCCAGTAGGTCACATAAACACAACTCCGTTACGTATAATAAAACATACAGATTTTACAAAATATAGATTTAATGCTGCTTTTGAAATTGAAGCTGAAAAGTATGGATATGAATTTCCTTATCCAGATGTTCCTTGGCGATGGATTAAAAAGGACGGGACTGATATAGATACGTTTGAAAAAGCAACTGAAATAGCCGTGAAGTGGCAACAAAAATTAGATAGCCATATTCAGTTTTATAGAAACTTTTTTTATATTAGTTGTATTAATTTACCAAAATATGATTTTAATACTCTAATGTCTTTTACTAAAAAAGAAGATTTATATCAACATTTTGGAAGCGATAATATTAAAGAATTAATGAAACAACAAATAGAGGAAACTTATTTTATTCCTCTATTAGAATTTTTAAGGCAAAAAGCCTGTGAAAGTAATGAGGTGTTTAGATTTAGTTCCCACATTGAAACCAGCATGCCATGAATGTGGATCAGGAAACTTATAAGTATTTCCCTGCTCTTCTAAATAGAATATTTCATCCTCTAAAATGAATCCTGCACCAAAAGACGGCTTAGATAAAAAAATTACAAATCTTTGCAACTTATTTTTTAAGTATAAGTCTTTATAATTATTCATAATGTCTTTATGTAATGGTACACAAAAGCCTGGTTCAACCTTACTAACAAAACTACCAAGTGGTTCAACTCCACAAAATTTTCCTAACTCGTCTACTATTTTTTGATCAAAATGTTGACCTGGATAATAATGTTTAAACTTAACTGAAGTAACATTTTTATAAACAGTTTCTAATAAATCAAAAGTTTCTTTAGACTCTTCTTTATAAAATACATCGTCTTTATTAATTTCAAGTGGAGCTAGTATAGTATTTCCTTCAACCAACTCACACGCAGCTATTAGTGCTTCACAATCAATAACAGATGAGCAATTTCCAATAAAGTTTTTCATAATATATCCTAAATTTATTTATATCCTGTAAGAGTTAATAACATTTTAGGCAAAAGTCCAACATTAGATCCTGCATGCCAAGAGTGTATGTCTGCATACTGATATATCGATCCTTGCGGTTCATTGTAGTAGGCATCGTCTTCTGTTACAAACAAATGCCCAGGAGCGGGTGGTGTTACAAACATAAAATATCTTATTAGTGTGCCTAACTTTTTATGTTCGTGTTCCCACGGATTTATATCCCAGTGCCATGGCGTACACTTGCCTGGCCTTATTTCACTCACCCAACACATAATAGGAGTGCAATTTGTTATTTCTCCTAACATTGTAGAATAATTTAAACTAAAGTGTATTCCTGACTGATAGTGTCTATACTCCACAACATTTTCATCATAGCCAACTGATTTTAATAAGTTAGTTTGATATACACTTTCTTCATAAAATGGATTATTTGGTTCTAATTCTAAATGGCCATGATTTGGTTCAACTGTGTGCTGATTTATTTCAGATATTAAATCATTACAGCTAAAATGAGAATTGCAATTACCCACATATAATTTCATACTATTTCAAATTCCTGTGGTAATATATTTTTAAATTCTGACAAGTGCTGTCTTTCAATATTAAATTTAATTACATCATTGCTATAATTAAAATCATTAACAATTCCATTCTTGTTAGCAGAGTTTAGCCAAGAGCTGACTCGATCATCAAATATATATCGTGCCTCAGCTTTGTCATCTATGACAGATTTTATTATAACAGATACAGGATCAACTAACTTTGATAACCGTAGTAATTTTCTAACAACTAATTGGAACCTTACTCTATTACCAAAATTTACAGCGGTATGTTTAGGACTTGCGTCCATACTATACCAATACCCATCAGCTACAGTAGGGTACATTGTTTCTGTCTCAATATTTATAATGTAACATTTTTCTCCTGAGATGTTTAAATGAAATCTATCATCTATATCAGAATGTCCTATATATGACTCCCCTGCGTTAAGTCGTCTTACTTTTGCTTCACCAACTACACCTGGCAATGTATCCATAATAGTTTGCCAAACTGTTCCTTTATATTTTTCTTTGAGTATCCAAGGATCGTAGAAAAAGTTACCAGTTTGTTCATTAAGGGTAAAATCAAATCCTTCGTGAAATATAGCATACAAGGCTTCTTGTATAAGTTCCGAGGACAGGCATATTGGCATTTTAGTCAGCATGAAATATTTATATGCTACTATTATAAGGTTAAATATTTCATGGACATTATTCAAGAAGCTACCAAAATACTTAGAAAACCTATTGGGTGGATTGAACTAGATATCAATTTCAATCTCACGGATTGGGTTGAAGAATCAAAAATTGCTGAACAATTTTTAGTTACACATAGAGAAAATGGCGGCCATAAAGGATGGCGTAGTTGTTGTATACACGGCATAGATACTGATAAGACAGGACACTGGGCACAGTATTCTGCTACAGAAGAAGACATTACATATAAATGGACAGACTTATCTAAATTAACTCCTAAAATAACTAATTTTTGGAAATCATTCCCTACAGAACGATTTGCCAGATTAAGATTTATGGAACTAGAACCAAATGGCTTTATTGCTCCGCATGATGATTCGCCAAGCGGTGTTAAAAATACAGAGTTTGATATGATGGATCATATGATTCCAATTAACCTAGCAATTACACATCCTGACAATTGTCAAATGCAATTAGAAGGATATGGCCGTGTTCCATTCCGTGCCGGCCGAGCATTTATTGTTAATATTACAAATGTACATTCTGCAATTAATAACAGCAATCAGCCCAGAATGCATATGATAGCACATTGTATTATTGGCAACAAGAAAAAAGAATTTGCAGAATTAGTTGTAAGAAGTTATAATAAACATCATGCTTGAATTTAATATTGACGGCGTACAGTTGCCTTTTGACAAAGATTGGGATTTTGCTATTAGCCTAAGTGGAGGTGCCGATTCTGCTTTGTTAGCGTATCTGCTTAGTTCATTGGCCAACGAGCATCAAACTATTCATATTATTAATCATACAAGAATGTGGAAAACAAGACCTTGGCAACAATACGATGCTCTTGGAGTTTATGAATACTTGTTAAATGCATTTCCAAAACTAACTTATGTATTTCATAAAAATTTTATTGCACCAGAATTAGAATACGGCAATATGGGTCCAAACTTAACAGACGAGTATGGTAAAAAAGTTAGTGGCGACAATATACAACAACGTGCCTTTTCTGAATTCATCTGTCACAAGTACAATTTAGATGCTTACTACAATGCAGTTACTAGAAACCCAAGATTAGCAAAATTTAATGGTATGGCAGAAAGAGACATAGAAAAAAATCAAGACAACAAACACCTTGAATTCATGATACATATGAATAGAGTTGCTAGCCATCCATTTAGATTTGTAGATAAATCTTGGATATTAAAACAGTATAAAAGGTTGGATATCATGGACTTGTTTAATATAACAAGAAGCTGTGAAGGCGAATTTAAAAATATAACCTACGAAACATATAAACCTAGACAGTATGTTCCTGTGTGCGGAGAATGTTTTTGGTGTAAAGAAAGAGAGTGGGCAATTGAACAACATTAATCCTCCTACGTTTTGTATGCATCCGTTTACAGGGTTAGCAACTAGAGAAGACGGTGCTGTTAAAGTCTGTTGCCGAAGCCACCCTATTGGATTTATTCAAGATCAATCTTTGGAAGAAATCTGGAATGGCGACAATATGAAACGTATTCGTAAACAAGTTCTTACAGGATATCGTCCTCCAGAATGCGAACCCTGTTTTAGTCTAGAAGATCAAGGTGTTGAAAGTCTTAGACTGCGTCATGTTAACGGAACTATACCTGAAGCACGTATTAAATTGTACCCTATGGCTGTCAATAAAATGAATGACGATTATACAATGCCATTTGAAATTCCTACTATGGAAATTAAATTAAACAATTTGTGTAATTTAAAATGTCGCATGTGTAATCCAACCGACAGCACTAGTTGGAATGATTGGCAGGAAGTTGAAGAATTTTACGATAAAGAAAATAACTTTATTTCAGAGAATGTACGTAAACTTAATTTGATTAAAAAACCCTACTTAGATAAGTTTGAAGACAACCCTAATTGGTGGGATTCATTTGAAAAACTGTTGCCTTACTTTAGACGTGTAGAGTTTGCAGGCGGCGAACCGTTAATGGATCCACAACATTATAGAATTTTAGATATGTTAAAGCCTTACGGCAAAGACATTGAAATCAAATATGCTACTAATGGAACAACATTTGGAATAAAAGGAGGAAGGAATGTACATGAATATTGGCCTTATTTTAGATCAGTTGCCGTTAATATCTCTATTGATGGGATTGGCACTGTTTACGACTACATACGCGGCAACGGCAATTGGGATGAAGTTGTACAAAACATACAAGAATTCAAGAAAATTCCCAATGTCAGCAGAATAGTTGGTGCGGTTGCTGTACAAGTAAGCAACGTATTAACTTTAGATAAAATGATAGAGTGTTTTTTAGATGAGCTTGACATTGTATTTTATACAAATATGGTCAAGTATCCTAGTCAACTATCTATTCAAGTATTACCTAAGTATCTAAAACTGTTGGCCATACAACGTTTAGAGTTTGTAAAAGAACGTGTACCAGAATTTAGATATGTTAAACAAAATCCAATTTTATTAAATCTTACTTTAGGTCAAATTGAAGGAGTAATCAATTATATAAAGGCTGTAGATCAAAGCGACAAGTGGGAAGAGTGTATTGAATTTAATAAAAAGTTAGATGCATCTCGAAATCAATCCTTCGAAACTGTGACACCCGAGTTCAAAAGGTATCTCTAATGATTAAAGTAACTAGTCGTTGGCCGCATCAAAATAGCATTAAGGTAGAATGGAATCTTGGCAAAAGATGTAATTATGATTGTAGCTATTGCCCTAGTGAAATACACGACAACAAAAGTCCACACACGGATATAGAAATACTTAAACGTGCAGTAGATAAACTAGTAACGTTAGGCAAACCAATACGGCTAAGTTTTACCGGAGGAGAACCTACAGTACATCCTAAGTTTCCAGAACTAATCAAATATTGTAAACACAAAGGTGTTAGTTGGATTAGTGTAACTACTAACGGAACATTGCCTCATGAATTTTACGATAGTCTTTCTGTTGATCAACTTGTGTTTAGTCTACATTTAGAATACGATTGGCAACGTGTTTATAATACTATGAGTAAAGTTGTTGACTATACTAAGATAAAAATTATAGCACAAATCATGTGTCATCACGATCACATGCTTGCGGCTCGTACTATTTTTGCTAGATGCTTATCAATGCACATACCAGCAACACTAAGACGCATACGTTGGACACAAGGAGATCATGATTTGTTTGACGACATGCGGTATCATCCAGATGATTTACATTGGATTAAAGAACAAGAAGCAACAGTAGAAAAAAATACAGTAGTATGGTTAGATGACAAATACGCACAGTTACATTACCATGCTAACGACATGATTAAGAATCATCAAAATAAATTTAAAGGTTGGACTTGCAACGCAGGTATAGAAAGCCTAATGATAAATTGGGACGGAGATGTACACAGAGCGACTTGTAGAGTCGGTGGTAGTCTAGGCAACATATATGAAGGCAACTTCGTTGCACCTAGCGAACCCGTAACTTGTGACCGTAATTTCTGTACCTGCGCGGCAGACATTCCCCTTACAAAATATGCGTCTAACAACCCTTAACCCTTCTAAGTATAAAAGATTTTTTGCCTTTGGTTGTAGTTTTACAAATTACAATTGGCCAACGTGGGCTGATATTATAGGACAGGACATTCCTGTTTATCAAAACTGGGGTAAAATAGGTGCCGGCAATCATTATATTTTTAACAGCATAATTGAAGCAGATGCTAGATATAACTTTAACAAAGAAGATTTAGTTATAGTTATGTGGACATTCTTACATAGAGAAGACAGGTACTACAACAGTACGTGGCAATGTGATACAATCCAATCCTTAGAACAAACATATGGCGGAGATTGGTTTAAAAAATATGCGTTGGATCGTAGATCCTTTTTAATAAGAGATTTAGCGTTGGCAACAGCCGCACAATCAACTATACAAAAAGCTAACTGGGAACAATTTTGGACTAGTCCAATTACAAATATAGACAAGGATAAAGTTGAGTCTACAGGTATATATAATAATTTAATTCCAGAGTCAGAAGGAAGGCCTTATTGGGTTGAATCATTTGATAGTTTATGTAATGGTACTAATATAAATCCGTTGCTAGAAAATTTAGATGTTATTAAAGTTTACAAAGACCTATTTTTAAACATAAACAAAACAGTTGAAGGCAGATGGAGTTACGAATATACAAAATCTAGAAAACTTCCTAATAACGATCAGCATCCTTCACCTGCCGAAGCGTTGGCATTTTTAAATAGTGTATGGCCTGATAACTTGTTGAGTAACACAGCACAAACATACGCAAATCAGTGGACAGTTAATACTGAGCCGGTCAATCGACTTTAGATTTAGTAATATGAGTATCTGGTTGGCATGAACAATCTAACTTTGGACAAGTTATACTGTTAAGTGTTAGAACTGGTATTTGTTTGAAGATGTTTACAGAACAACTAAACACAGGTACTTGGCATGATCCTAATACATCTCCGCTAGCAGTGATTGATATTGATTCTTTTCCAACACTACATTGCCAATTGTAAAACATATTCCATTTGTTTGTAATAATTTCATGCGGACGATTCGCTGTAGCACTACCATCATCAAATAGAGTAATACTTTCATGAAGTTTGATATCGTCTAATCGTTTGAATATCCAATCACTGCTGGGGATACGTTTCATATTGATGTATGCTAGTTGATCAGAAGTATAACAGTCTATCCCGTGACCGGTTGCATCAACGATTGGCTTGGCTTCAATAAACCAAGGATGCTTACTTGTTTTCATACGATCAATATATCCCGTACACTTATCCCAGTTTTTTGCATCCATAAGCATTAACGCTGTTACTTTAACACCTGCTTCAAATAACAGATCAGCAACTTTTATATAATGATCTATGTCTACGTATTCGTTGTGACAACTTAGCACAACATCATCAAACACTTGTGTATTTTCTTCCCACCAGCGTACAGTACGCGAACCGTTGCTAACTAATGTAATATATACGTCATGAGTCTTACGTATCTCGTTACAGAACACTTGTAACTCAGGCCATAGAGTAGGCTCACCGCCTCCAGAGATTGTCAAATGAAATTTTGTCTTGTTTTGTGTTTTATAAAAGTCAAATAGTTTTCTAAAAGAAGACAACACTAGATTAGTATCCTCTGGGTAACGAAACTTATTATCATGTGCTCCAGGAAAACAATATGAGCAATTAAAATTGCAAATATCAGTAGGCCAGAAGCGTATTTGCAAAACTTCTGATCCTTGAGTTGATACTATTTTAATTGGAGTTTTTTTCATTTTAATTCTGGAAATGTTTTATTAAACTCTGTACCTCTTACATTATCTAAATTAAAAATATATTCTTTAAAATCAGGCAATAACTGAGAATGGTCTTCTGCTAATACAAATTTTAATATTGCTTCCCAACGTTTCCAACCATACGGGTTGTGTTGCCAAAAATTATCATCTTGAGTATAATTATCCCAAAGCCATTGTTTAAAATCTGCAAAGTCTTTTACCAATTGATCTTTATCTTCTTTTGGTAATACTCTAGCAGATAAAAACGTTGGTATGTATAACAAATGCAAATTAATTATACCACCACCTGCTTGGTAATCATCAATAGTAAATTTATTAATTTTTTTAAATCCTTGATTTAATTTCCACTTGGCAAAATCTATTATATGCTTAATGTTTAAAACTTGTACTGCACACGCAATCGCACAATGAATGTTATCTGGTGTATTATCCATGAGCCATAAATTACGTTCAATGTCTTCCCAGTTTGCTGGAAATCTAATGTACGAATTACGGTCGCCAAATGCATCAATACTAAACGCATAGCGAACTTGTTTAAATTGACTCCAAACATTTATAATATCTTCATTGACAAATATACCATTACTGTTATATCTTAAGCTGATATTCTTAGCATAGCCTCTTTTAATAATTTCATCTAGAAACTTTCTATGCTCTTTTATCATCAAAGGTTCGCCACCTGCAAAATACAACTGAGTAATATTTGGAATTTGTTCAAATATTTGATTCCACAATTCTGGTTTTTCGTACCAGTAGTTGTCAAATGTATCCGCAGACCATTCTATTTGCTTTAACACAGTTTTACTTTTAATTAAAGGAGCAATTTTTTTATAGTCCTCTACCCATCGACTGCTGTCGTGTGGACTACACATAACACATTTTAAATTACAAGTGTGACCCAACCGCAGATCAAAATAACGTATTACAGGAGGAACAGATCCATCGTCAGTGCTATCAATAAGCTCTTTGAAATCTAAACCTTCTCGTTGCCATTCGTATGATTCCCACATACGTTTACTAACAACACCATTTGACTCTTCTTCGAAACATTTTGTACAACTGGCAGGAATCTTTCCTTCCATCATTGTTTTGCGTACTGAACGCATATAGTCATTATTCCATGCATCTAATGGTAATTGTTTGCCAAAGTTAGCAGGAGCACCGTCTTCATTTTTTACTAGTCCTACAATGTGATCCCCTGTTGATGCTCCACTAGCGTTAGCGCCACAACAAAGACGAGCATCTCCATTAGGGCGAGTAGCAACATGAATCCAAGGAAGAACACAAAAACTATAAGACCCTGTTAGGTCATGTATTTGTCGCTGTGCTTGCCCAATACGGGTATCAGCTGGCTGTAACCAAAATATTTTCATTTAACCTCTTGGTCTGTGCATTTTGAATAATTGTTTATATTACTGCGTCCACAACTTCTAGCACATACAATTAATTTGTTTTCATTCCAATACTCATGCCACATTGTTTGAAATGCATTTGAATTTACAATATCTTTTATAGATCGTTTAAGAAGATTAGATTCGCCTAATCTAAACATCATTTCATCATGCTGACGTTTTATTTCATACTTAATTGATGCAGCTTCGTTATCCTGGATGTATGTGTAAGGAGTATTTGCCATCCAGCAACAAGGATAAAAATCTTTATAGGCATCAATATAAACTTCCCTATCTGCTTGTGCTTTACAAGAGATAGACGAACTATTGACTATTTCTTTATACTGTTGGATAGCCTTCTTGTCAATAAAAACTAAAGGAGTATCTGTAGCTGGTTCCAAATAATGAGTAACATTACCTGCTCGATCAACTACTCGTTGCTTTGGTTCAATTATAAAACGCGAGCTGTTTTTCAAAGTAAAATATTTAAATCCTAGATCAACTGACATTTGTCTAGCTTTATCAACTTGATGCTCGTTGTGTTTAAATTTTATAAAAACCCATTCAGCTATTCCGCCCGCTAAAATAAAAGCTCTTGCATTTTCAATTACATCTTCAAATTTTGTTCCTACTCTATATAAGTGATGCGTATCTTCTAAACCGTCTAATGCAAAAACTACTCTATGTTCTTTTGGTAGTGCATGAGCTAATTTTGTCCACCATGATTTACTACGAGCTCCACCGTTAGTATGTATAGCAACATTGACATGAGGAGCAACTTTTGTAGAATAATCACACATGTCAATTAAATTGTTATTCAATATAGGATCACCAAACGTTCCGCAGTAATAGTAACTGTGAATTTGATTTAACAATTCAGTAGTCATTATTTCTTTAAAATCTTGTAGTGACCATTCATTTATTTTAATATGAGGATTTGGCAAACCGCCGTCTATATTCCTGTTACACATAGGGCAACTTGCTTGACAGTTATTTGTTATTTCTAAATGAACTTGTTTTATATCTTCAAATTTAAACATTATTCATAATCTTTTATAAATGGAAACAGAGTTTTATAATTCGTTCCTCTAATTTTATCATACATTTGTAACACCCTAGTTCTTTCCTTAACAACAAAATCAAATGATGTATTATTATCATTTAAAATATATTTTCCCCTAAAGTCTACTACATTAGGAGTTTCTAACATCTGTTTAATAGATTTTATCATTTCATAAAAAGAAGGGTTATCCAACCATACTTTGTAATTTTTTGTTTTTTCTAAATACTTTTCAATTAAATCTATAACTTGTTTCTTTTGTTCTGGCTCTAGATATCTTATTGAAAAGTAAGTTGGGTTTTCAACATATTGCATATTAATGATATACCGATTTCTAGTTTGACTTATTTTTTCAAATTCATCAATTATTTGTTCAATATCAAAAATGTTAAAAATATTCACAGTAAAAGAAACCACTGGATTTATTTTTTCATTGGCTAACAACTTATCAATATTATTTCTAAATTGTTCATAACTAGCAGGATATCTTATAAATCTAAATTTTTCAGGATTTACATGATCCCAACTTGTGCTAATAGTAACTGTCTTAAATTGTAACAGACTATTAACCATTTTGTCTGTCAACTTGGTTAAGTTAGTTATAAAATAAATCTTAATACGGTCGGCCGCATTCTCATTAATTAAATTTTCTAGCAATATTGGAACCATTGGATTAACTAAAGGTTCGCCGCCAACAAATTGCAATTCTTCTACGTTTAACAAGGCATCCTTTAAATTTTGATATAAATTTTCTAAGTCAGTACTTTCGTCAAACCCAGTCCAGTCTATCTCCCAATCATCAATCCATTGTAACCATGTAGGTAATTTTTCTCCATGCTTTTTCCAATCATCTACTTCTTTTTGTATAAGACTGCTAGAAGCTTGGTTACACATTATACATTTTAAATTACACAAATTACCAATTTTAATTTGCAATAACTTATCTGGCATTGTTGATAAAGCACCGTTGTTTTTAACAGCATCATCTACAAAACTATTGTACCTTTCCTCACTTATATTAGATATACTTTTTTGTCTAAATGAAAATTCTCCGTTTGACTCCATCTGCCAACATTTTGAGCAAGTTGGATTTTGAACACCGTTAATTAAGTCTAATCTTAATTGTCTATAATAATTGTTGTTCCAAACTTCTTTCACAGGATCCTTGATAAAATTGACAGGTACTGCCAAGTTTTTATCAGATGGTATACCTGGTTCACTATGACAACAGGCTCTGTAATCGCCGTTGTTCATACTGTACAAAGATGTAAATGGAAACAAACAAAAGTTTTTCAAAATTTTCTATCTAGAAAGAAAGGTGCATAAATATCATCTATATTTATAGGCACCCTGATGTCAGTTAGAAATTCATGAATACGATTTATTATCAATCTACCAATAGTCAAATAGTTTACATTATTGTAGACAAAACAGGTACTTACCAAAATAATTGGACTAGAGAGATAATAAAAAACATTTCCGATTTTAACATAAGCAATATTTGGTCTAAAGGTTACAGCGTTTTAGTTGGATTGGATGAAGATTCTTTGCTTAAATTTGCTGTTGATAAAAAATATTCAATTGCAGTTGTACTAAGCACTGGTACTGATTTTATCAACGGTGACAATTTTTTTAAGGCTGTAGAAGTATTATGTCATTCAGACTTCTTTATTACAGGGCATATTCTTGACAGAAAGGAAGCATACTATGAATTGCATCATCAATGTTACATCATAAATTTGTTGACTTATAATGACCTAGGACAACCAGAAATTGGACAGCAAGAATTGGGTGCCTATCATAGACAATGTATTCCACAGAGAAGTTTTGAAAACATCCATGACGACTATACTCCTTTATGGATAAGCGGCGGAGATGACTATAAAACCTTTCATCATAAATTACATGGATGGAATATATTATCATTAGCTTTTGAAAAAGATTTGCCAGTACAAGTTTTTCAAGATGAATTTAGGCATAATAAAAAGTATTATTACCCTGACAATCAATCTGAGTTTTTAAAACATGTTTCGTGGGTGTATGCAAGAGAAAAATATTGCATGGAGGAACATGTTCACACTTCCCATACTGAACATATTGAAATATTAGAAAATGATTTTGAATGTGTTATTACTCCTGCTAGCGGTAATTGGTTTGTTAATTACATAGATAAACAAAAACCTGTAACAGTGATTTATTATGATTACAATGTAAAAGCCTTAGACTACTGGAAAATCCATGCTCCAAAAATAGATAATGTTAGCTATCATTTTGTTAAAATTGATCTATTAGGTATTTGTAATTATTCTGATATTATTCTAAAAAATAGAGGAAAAACAATAATAAATCTCAGCAATATTTTTTGTTACGAAGGCACAAGTGCTTTTTTAAGTTTACAGTATAGAATGGCAAAAGAAAATGAAATGTTAGCTAACACACCTGATGACTTCTATGTCCTTTTTAATAGTCGTAGTTGTAAAGGGTTTTACAATACAATCCATTTTGGAAAAAATTTACAAAGAACTTCGATTACACAACTACAAAAACCAACTTGGCATATTAATCAGGATTGGACTATATGAGTATAGATTTAAAATATTGGATTGATAGTTTAACTATTCCTAGACCAGAACTAGGAGGATTAAGTGTTTGTCCGTATGCAAAGGGAATAGAATACGAAATAGTAGAAACTGACGGGAGTGATATAGACCCGCCGCCCTGGGACTTTGAACTTATAATTTACAAACTTCCTGATGAATATTCTGATTTTGAAGTTATTAGTATTGCAACAGAATATAGTAAAATATACCCAACTATGGTGTTTTTACCAGATCCTAAAAATCGAGAAACTTTTATCAACGGAGTTAATACAAACAATGGAAAATTTAATCTAATTTTATGCCAGTATAGGGATAATTTAGAAAAAGCCCGTATGCGTTTAAAAAACACCAATTATTACTCATTTTGGGATTCAAAATACTTAAATGAAATTTTAAGTAGCTAAATATACATAGTATCGGAGAAAACCATGATTGACGACACAATTAACGTTAGTTTTAAAGAAATTGAAAAAGCAATCCTTAAAAGCCAGCATTGTTTTAGAAATTGGGATTTAGAAAAAGAAATCCCACAAGAACATATTGATCTTATGAAGTTTGCAACAACACAAGCACCTAGTTTACAGAATGTTGCTTTTTACAAAATACATTGGATCCAGGATAGAGAAACTATTGAAAAAGTTCATGCTTGCACTCATGGCGCTCCTTACCGTATAGAAAATGGTAAAAAAGTTGTAGATCCAAACCCAAGAGAAGATGATCACCTATACGACATGGGCGATGCTACACAGTCACAAGCTCTTGCTAACATTGTAGTTGTTTTTGAAAAATATTATCACCCAGAAGAATATTTTAAAGAAAAAAGAATAAATGACACAGCACGTGAGTTTGATTCTCAAGTTGCTTTAGGTATTTCATCAGGTTACTTAAATTTAACAGCTGGGCTGTTAGGTTACGAAACAGGCTGTTGTATCAGTATACAACACGATAAATTAAAAGAGGCCTTAAACATGGAAGGCGATCCTTTGCTAATTATGGGCATTGGTATTAAAGCACCTAACATGTCAAGAAGAGTTCACCAGCTTGAACACGACATCATTTATCCAACCAATCCTAGACAAGAAGTTCCAATCGTTGAGTACAATTGATCTTACTCACAGTAAATTTAATTTAACAAATTGGAATCAACTTAAAAACCGATACGCTGATTATATAGATGATAATATAGTTGGACAAGAACTTATTGTCTTTGAAAATAACAGTGACGAAGTTAAATGGATTGAAGAACAAATTATCACAGATGTAAATCGTTTTACAGGCTTAAATCATAAGATTAAAGTTGCTGTCTTAGGCGGACTGTGTAGTGGTAATTTACTTAAAGAACATATAGACGGGTTTAATCCTCCAAGACCAGATGCCTGTTGTTATTCTCTTAACATCCCTATTAAAAATTATGAAAATTTTGTTATGGAGTGGTATGAAGGAAACTACATTCCAAAAGAAAGACAAGACAAGCCAAATACAGATTCTCAATTTGTTGCAGATGAAATGCAACATCTTAGACCTGAATGGTTAGGCGAACGTAAACTTAAAAGTTCCGCAAATATCTTAGAACCAACTATAGTACAGATAAATATCCCGCATCAGGTTAAAAACTACAGCAATAAAACAAGAGTAGTATTGGCTGTAAGATTTACTCCTGATATAGGAATAAAATGAAAAAATTATGGATATTTGGCGACTCCTTTTCAACGGGCAGAGACAGTAACGTTGTCTCTTGGACCAACTTATTAGCACAACGGCTAGAAGCTACCTTAGAAATAACTGCTAAAGGAGGAAGTTCTTTAGCTTGGATGATGTATGAATCTTCACTAAAAAAAGATTTTTTTGGAGCAGATGATTATGTTATATTTCAAACAACAACATTAGGAAGAGCTTTACTTGACAAAACTAAACCAGGTTTAGCAGAGTATTGGAAAGATTGTCCAGACTGGATAGCTTTAACAAAAAAACAGAAAGAAGGCTATCAATTCCATATGGATTACATTCATGATGAGCAAGTATTACTCCAACAATTTATAATGTGGATGTGGGGTATGTCTAATTTCACAAAACATCTTAAACATAAACCTATTATTGTAAACGCATGGGATATAGGTTCTTTTGATCTTCCAGAAGGCTGGATACAATCTAAAGGAGCATTATTAGATTTAAGTATGGCTGAATTTCCTGGTACATATGATGAAAGTATAAATTGGATGTTAGAAAACGCTGGTGATCCTAGACACAATCATTTTAGCACTATAAATCATTACATTATCGAAGACCTTCTCTACAAAGGATTAGTTAATAGAGAAAATGTAGATTTTAACAAATTAGAATGTAAAATATATAAAAATTATCCGCCTGTTGGAGAAACTTCCTGGCAAAGGGCTTGGATATTATGATAAAATATATAGGTAACTTTCGTGATTGGATAAAACCAGAGTGGTTAGATGAAGTGCTAAACAAACCAGGGTTTGATATGCCGAAGCACAGTTTAAGGAATGAAGCACGTTTTAATCCTATATTATACAAATATCTAGACGGCGATGTCACAAAAGTACATAGCAAATTAGAGTACTTAGAAATTGTAGACGAATTAAAACGCATGGACTCTAATGATATAAATGTAAGACATGCTAGAATGTATGTTAGTTATCTAGATCCAGATTTAGATTTAGACGAAGAATACAAAATGTATACTAGAGCAGGGTATGATGTTTTTGGAACACATTTTAGTCTATTAGAAAAATTTGATGTTAGTTTTGATATATTGCAAAACCCTCCTCCATTTTTAGATTATAAAGATAAACATATAACCTGGTGGTTTAGTAAAATGAAACCTGGAAATATTATGCCTATGCACATAGACAGGGCTCAGCCACAAAAGGAAATACACAAATATTGGATGCCTTGGACTCCTTACGAACCAGGACATGTATTTGTAATTGGTGACACTGAAATATCAAATTATAAGGTAGGCGATGTTTATGAATTTGATTATGCAGGATCATGGCACGGTGCATTTAATATTGGAAAAACACCGAGATGTATATTACAAATAACAGATTACAAACCATCGAGAAATATTAATGCGTGTGATTGATAATGTAGCAGACTGGATTAAAGACGAATGGATTGAAGAAATTCTTTCCACACCAGGTATGAGCGTTCCCAGAGATCTTTTCGTAAACAATCAAATGTTAAGTGAAATTGATAAAGGCGAACGTGATCAGATGCACCCAACTGAACGTGCAATATACGAAACTTACGGAACTGATGGAATTCATTTTCAATTACTAGAAGACGGTCTTTTAAGTTTTGATATCGATCCTCCTTGGATAACAGACGAGTTGTTTGAATGGTGGGTTACTAAAATGTATCCAGGACAATATATTCCAGTTCATAAGGATAATCTTAGAGGCGGGGACATCAACACTAAAAGATATTGGATACCATTATCAGATTATGATCCTGGACATATCTTTTTATACGAGGATACTATAGTGACTAAGTATAAAAAAGGAGATTTGTATCTGTATGACGAAGCACAGGCTTGGCACGGAGCAATAAATTTAGGAAGCACACCTAGAATTATTTTACAGGTTAGTACATATCATACCAAATATAGGAATAGATAATGAAGTATCTTTTAAATGTAACAGATATGGGTATCACAGAAAAAGACATCGACTCGTGGTATGATGCTTTTTTAAATGCCGAAGGTATGTATCGTCCACGCGATGGAGGTAAACCTAAAGGACCTGAGGGCGAATCTGAATGGCAGAAAGCCATTGATGCAGGTTATGATCCTAATGGCTGCTACTTTCAAATGTTTGATGAAACTAATTCACCTATAGAAATTCCTACATTTCATAAATGCGGCAGAGCTAGACACTGGTGGGCAACAAAGATGATGCCAGGAGATTTTATGCCAATGCATATTGATCCCCATACAACAGTACAGAAGAATGCACAACGTTTTTGGATTCCTTTACAAGATTGGGTCATCGGACATATCTTTAAATATGAAGATACTATAATTACAAATTATAAAAAAGGCGACATATATGTTTATGAAAATGCCCAAGCTCTGCACGGTGCTGCAAATATTGGTTTAGTTCCAAGAATTATTTTACAAGTAACATTGTATGAGGAAGAATAATGAAATTTATAGGCAATTATAGAAATTGGATTCAAGACGAATGGATCCAACACGTACTCAATAACGAGGGACTACCACAGCCTAAATATGAGTTTGATCAAAACAATATTCTTGATGCAATAGAAAAAGGTGAACGTGCAGAATTTTGTGAGTATCAAAAAAAATATGTTGAAGCAGGGTATGATTTAAATTCTCTAATGTATTATATTTTTGACGCTAGTAATTTTCCTTTTGATATAGGAATCCCACCTTGGGTAACTAATTACGACAAATCAACGACAGGAACTTATTTTAATCTGTTTAAATATCACCCAGGGCACGTACTTCCTATACACAGCGACAAGACCACTAAATTTGAAAAAAACTGTAAAAGATATTGGATGAGCTGGAAAGATTACGAAGAAGGCCATATATTAATCTATCAAGATAATCTCATTGCTCCGTATAAAGCAGGAGATGTTTTTGAATTTACAGATCCATTTGCTACTCATGGTGCGGCCAATATTGGACTCAGTACTAGAATTACTTTTCAGTTTACACTATATGACCACTAAGTTATTTGTTTTTGGTTGCAGTTATGCAACAGGGGAAGAATTATTAATGCATGAATTAGGTGCTGTAGACGTCTACCGATGTTTGCAGGATTTACACGTTGATCAAAAAAGTCAAAAACATAAACTAACTCATCCTAAAAAATTTTTTAATAAATTAAAAGAAGAAAATTTATTAGAAGCATACGAACAAATTAGAGATAGACAAAAAAAAATTGCTTGGCCTCAACAATTAGCTGACAAATTAAATTATGAATGTGTAAATCTTGCTGAAAGCGGTAATAGCTTAGACAAGATGTTATTTCAATTGTATGAAGAAATTTATAAAGGTAACATTACAAAACAAGATACTATTATTATAAGTTTGACTCAGCTTACTAGAAATGCCTACATAAACAAAACAATAGAAGCCTTCCAACTTCCTTCTCTAATGTGGCCAACAAAAAGTCTAATTGGCGTAGCAGATACGGGAGATTATAAACCTGTAATTAATGCAAGAACGGATGAGGCGTTAATTGATTGGTTTACTGACGATAGGATTTTATGGGACGGTATAAAAAATCTACAGGCATTTAAGAATGTAAAACAATTTTTTAATTTGCATTTAGTTCCTGCTATGTCTTATGATGTAAAAACAAACATTGAATTGTTAAAAGAAATTTATGAAGATTGTAGTAAAGGATTCCTTACTAACAAACATTTAGACGATTTTTCAACTATAAGACATGCATGGGGACATCCTGACATCACAGCACACAACAAATATGCTGACCATTTATATGAAATACTTAGGGAATTATAAACATCTTATAAAGCAAGAATGGATTAGTCTTTTAATTGAAACTAAAGGCACTCCTATAAGTCCTTGGAAAGATCATAAAGAATCTGAAATTGAAGACGATGTAATAATAGAACAAACAACAGCTACAACTAAAGACGAAGCCTCGTTATTTTCTAAAGACGGAATTTACGGAAATAAATTAATTATGGCAGAAATTTTTACAGAAGAAAATCTGCCTTTTCCGTTAAACTTGCAAGAATTAAATTATTTGCTTGACGGTGATTGGTGGATTGTAAAACAATTGCCAGGTCAATACATGCCCATGCATAGGGACACAGTGCATAATCAAAACGACAACATTAGAATTTGGATGCCATTGATAGATTATACTGAAGGTCACATTTTTATACACGAAGGAAAATTTGTAAAAGATTACACAGCTGGAGATTTATGGCAGTATAACAATGACAACGATCTTCATGGAAGTGTAAATTTAGGCCTAACTCCAAGATTTATTTTACAGATTAGTAAAAAGAAAATACCATGGTAAACAAACTTACAGAAATTCTAAACAACACTTGCTCTAATTGGGAGCAATGGATAAATTCTTTTGATAATTTTGTTGGCCATAAACCTAGAGATTCAAACAATAAAATTTCAATGTATAAAGATTATCCAGACTATTGTATTTGGGAACAAGATGATGAAAACATTTATACAATAAGTTACAAATATGTCAATCATATCAATTTATATGGCGATATGCATTGTCTGCAACAGTATAGTTTAGATAAGATGAACGCATTAATTAACTATCAAAAAATTTATAATGTTTGTGATAGTAATGTATTACCAGCGTTAAATAAATTTGAAATAAAAGATCATTACATATTCACACATTTTAAAAGTTCATACAACAATGTAGGGTTTCCTGCTCCTTACAATTTGTTTAAGATAATGATGTACAGTGATAATGTTATTGATGACTTTAATTTTTATATTACTACAATAGTTGATAACTATTTTTCTTTATGGAAAACTTGTAAAGAATTAAATTTGCCGTTTTATAAACCAAGTCATTTACTTATAAATCATTTCTGCGATGATAACGTTTGGTACTTTAAAGATTCTACATTTTTTCATACAGAAAATATAAGTGTTGAAGAAATTGCAAATTCATGGTTTTATACTATAGACGGATTTAAAAGAGCGCAAGGAATAATTGATGCTTACAGCAACAGGCCTGATAGTGATTTAGAGATAAGAAATAAAATTTTTGAAGAAATTAATGTTTTAAAAAGTTATGCGAGGAATAAATGTCTAAGTTTGCAGAATGTAAATCAATTATAAATCATTATAAAAATGATGTTCCAATAATTTCTCTAGAAACTAATTTATATGTTTTTGCTGAAGCACAGTCTAGCGGTTCTGAAAAACATTATGATTATACTACATGGGTCTGGAATGATAAAGTTATAAAAATTAAAGAGGTTGGAATTCATCCTGAATTAGAGGATGGACAGCAATAGCACATTCAACACCATTTAGATTAACTTTAAAATATCTTACTTTCGTTTGATCAATACAATCTTCTGGAATCTCTTGCAAATTTAAATCTAATTTATTTTCTACAACTACACCCTGATAAGCAGTTAGAACCCCATCACTTGAAATTTTAATCCTGACTTCAGGTTTACTAAACGGAGTGGTCCTGGTAACCCAATTCATACTTACTGGAAAATACCCTGGGGCAGGATCTTTATCTAAAATAGCTGTTTGTGCCATTCCCCATTCCCAAGAATCTTCCTCACAGGATTTGCCCATCCAATCAAATGCATAAACAAAATCTCCATTTTTACAAGGTAACGGATTTTCTTGTGTGCCTCTAAATCTATTGTAGGATGTCCAACCTGCTTTGTAGGCATTGTTGTCATAAGAATTAAATGTTAAGGCAGGCTGTTTAAAATTTCCTTGCTGATTAATTTTTATTCCTGTTGAAGTAGTGTTAATAGTCAACGGAACTTCATAATCAAAATTTGTTCCGCCAGCATGCCACCAGTCTTTAGTAGTGTCTCTTTCAGCTACAGAATTTTTATTAAAATTTATAATAATTTTAGGTGCAGATAAAACGCCGTTAGGATCAATAGTTACATAGTTTCCATCATATATAGATTTTATTGATCCTAACATTAACGTGGAGTCTATCTGTTCCTTTCCAGGAAAAATATTTTCATCGTTAACTACGGCACTAATAAATGAACTATTTACAAAAGCTTCACCTGTTGCTCCTGTATATGCAGTAAATTTTAATACACCAATCTGATCTCCATTTTGAATTATTTGAGGATTGTCAAAATCACCACGGCAAGATGCAATTTTAATAGAAGGTTGTGATTTTTTAAAACCTGTGGTAGGACCTTGCACCGTCAAAGGAGAACCATGACCATTATATTTTATAATAATTTCTTCTAGATTCATATATTTCCGTAAATTACGATTGACCTTGCAAACTGGTGTTTTCCTTTTACTACTTCTATTTTTAAATTAGTATCTTTAATTTGCTCTTCAATTTCTTCTAAACTAAAAGATGCTAGTAATGAATTATAATAATCTTGCTGAAATAATTTTGATTCGTTGGATGCATAATATTCAACTATAGATTTTGCCTGATCAGTATTTTCTGGTCGTAAGAAATCAAAAATAAAACACATATTACTAATGTTTTTAACACAGTTCCAAAAAGTTTTAGTATCATGAATATGATGTAGAGTATTTGTAGATATTACACAGTCTGCTTTGTCTTCAACATCAGAAAAATTTTTATGACGAACACATACACCGCTACTGTGATATTCAATTAAATCTTGTGCTATTTTTACCATTTGCTCACTTCCGTCAAATCCCAAAATATTGAGCTTTGGGTATTTGCTTTCTAAAGCAATAAGGTACTCTGCTGTACCTGATCCTAAATCAATAATTTTACCAGAGTTAATATTCACATATTTTTCGTATAGTTCAAGAAACCCTGTTATACCATAACTCTTATCACCATTTAAAAATGCTTTTACATTTTCAGGATTTATCATTAATTCAGATTCGTTTAATCTCTGCATGAAAGATTGGCTCCGATAATAATTCTGTCTTCGCTATTTAGATTAGGTCTAGTTTTATGATTCACCCACCCTGGAAAAATAATTAAATCTCCAGATTTGGTGTCAACTTCGTGTTCAAATAAATTATGGTATTGATCTCTATCTATATGATAAGGCTGGAATTTAAGTATTGTTGTTAATGGATTTTCAAAAACTAAATTTGCATTTTTTGGTTGCTTACTAATGTAGAACGTTGCAGTCATGTCAATAGGTGCATGATTATGTACATCAATAAAAGATCCTTCTTTGTAAACATTAAACCACATTTCGCAAACTTTAGGAACATAAGCATCACTAAAATTTAATTTTTTATGATATATTTTTGCATGAGTTTCGATAAAATCTACAACTTTTTTAAATTCTTGTAATTTGTGTAAATCTCTTTTGGACACATACGAGCACACGCCCTGTCCCCTCATTGATCCTTGATTATTTTCCAAGGAGTGATTATAATTGGAGTTTATCATAGGCAGAAGTACATCTTTTATGTCTTCTAAATTTTCATGATATTCTGTTTTATAAATGCTTAATGGAAATAAATCAATAGTCATAAACGTTGGTTTTCTTTTAGATAAGTATTTATTGACAAAAAAACTACCAAAAAAATAAATGAATCATGCCTTAATTTTTTCTATTCACAATGCCATTCCCCATAGACCCATGGGGCCGCATAGAATAGCCAGTTATCTACGAGAGCAAGATTGGGACGTTGAGGTCATCGACTTCGCTCTAAAATGGAGTTTAGATCAACTCAAAGAACTAGCCAAATCTAGAATTACTAGCGAAACTAAATTTCTAGGTTTAAGTTGTTGGTTTGGTCATTGGGATGATGTTGCTACTCAATTTTGCGATTGGATTAAACAGCAATGGCCTAATGTAAAACTCATATATGGCAGTATGACCTATCCATCATTTCAATGTAAAAGTATAGACTATTACGTTATTGGGTACGGTGAAAAGGCTATGTTAGAACTAGCTAGATCTTTTACTGGTAACGGAAACAAAATAGCTTTCGATCCAAGGTGGTTTGGTGATAAAAAATTAATTGTTGCTAACGAAACTTATCCAGCTTTTCCTATGCCATCTTTATTGGTAAAATATGAAGATAGGGACTACATAGAGTCCTGGGAGTGGCTCACAACAGAATTATCTCGAGGTTGTAAATTTAGTTGCGCTTTTTGCAATTTTCCTATTCTAGGAGTAAAAGAAGATCACAGTAGATCGGACCAAGACTTTGATTATCAAATTAGAGATGCCTACGAAAGATTTGGAGTAAGCAATTACTATGTTGCAGATGAAACAATTAATCAAGATAAAGAAATGTTAAGAAGGTATGCAAATGTATCTGATAAATTTAATTTTAATGTAAGAATGCACGGGTTTATACGAGCAGATCTTTTAGTAAACAATGAAGATACTTGGGACTTACTTTTAAAAATTGGAGTTAAAGGACATCATTACGGTATTGAAACATTTAATAAAAAATCGGGAGCAGTTATTGGAAAGGGCATGAATCCAGCTAAACTACAAGAAGGCCTTCTTAAAGTTAAAAAATATTTTAGTGATAGAGATGTCTATAGAGGACAAATAAGTTTAATTTGTGGTTTGCCTTATGAAACAAGAGAAACCTGGGAAGCGGGTGTTCAATGGTTACATAAAAATTGGGCAGGACAACATATGAATTTTAATGTTTTAGAAATTCCAACAGACCCAAAAGATTCTAAACTATCATTTTTTTCAACAAATTATAAAAAATACGGATATAGGCCTGCACACAGAGATTTGAAGGGAAAGATTTCTGATTATTATTTTAAGAATGTCTTTAGCCAATCTATATTAGATTGGGAAACAGACCATTGGTCTATGGAAGAAGTATATCATATATGTCAAGAAAATTATGCAAGAACAAAGTCAGTAAACATGTTAGGGCCGTGGCATTGGGGGCCGTTTAGTCTTAAAGCTAAGGGAGATTTAAAATTAATAGGTACCTATCACAAAAATGATGATGTGTCAGATAATAATGAAATTGAAGATTTTTTGTCTAGATATATTACTAAAAAAATAGACTGGAAGAAAAAATGAATCACGCTGTAATATTTGGATTACATTCTATGATGCCGCATCGATTTGTAGGCCCACACAGAATAGCCAGTTATTTAAGAGAGCAAGGTTGGGACGTTGAAGTTGTCGACTTTGCTAGTTTTTGGACTTTAGATCAACTTAAAGAACTAGCTAAATCGCGTATAACAAGCCATACAAAATTCTTTGGGTTTGGTGCTTTTTTTGGTGTATGGAATGATCATATAGATGAATTTTGTGTATGGGTTAAACAGAATTATCCTGCTGTTAACATAATTTATGGTAGTCATACATTTCCTAGATTTGATTCTAAAGGTGTCGATTATTACGTTGTAGGTTATGGCGAAAAGGCTATGTTAGAACTAGCCAGATCCTTCACTGGTAATGGAAATAAAATTGCTTTCGATGTAAGATGGTTTGGTAACAAAAAACTAGTTGTAGCCAACGAAACATATCCTAGTTTTCCAATGAACAGTCTTAGAGTAATATATGAAGACAGAGATTACATAGAATCTTGGGAGTGGTTAACTTTTGAATTTTCTAGAGGATGTAAATTTAGTTGTAAATTTTGTAACTACCCTATACTAGGAGTAAAAGAAGATCACAGTAGAACCGCCGAAGATTGGGACTATCAAATTAGAGATGCCTACGAAAGGTTTGGTATTAAACATTATTATGTTGCAGATGAAACCCCTAACCAAGATAAAGAATTACTGGAAAAGTATGCTAAGATTGCCGACAGGTTTCCTTTTGAATTAAGAACACATGGCTTTATTAGGGCAGATCTATTAGTCACACATAGAGATACGTGGGATCCGTTAATTAGATTAGGTTTCTTTGGTCATATGTATGGAGTTGAAACTCTTTATAAAAAAGCAGGTTCTGCAATTGGCAAGGGCATGGATCCTGAAAAAATAAAGGAAGGGTTACTAGCAGTCAAAAAACATTTTAATGCTATCCGTCCTTACCGTGCTGTAATGAATTTAATATGTGGATTGCCTAACGAAACTAAAGAAACATGGGAAGCTGGGGTAAAGTGGTCTGAGGATGAATGGTTACAAACGAACGAAGGTGTTGGATATTATGCACTAGAAATTCCTATAGATCCTATGGATGCTAAACCTTCATTTATTTCATCGAACTGGAAAGAATTAGGCTATCGAGAAGTTGAATCTGATCAACCAAAAAATTCTCGAGCATCGAAAAAATATGCAGAAGAGTTATTAAGCTGGGAAAATGATCATATGACATTAAAATGGGCCGTGGAGGCTTGTAATAAAGCATACGAAAAAAACAAAGCAAGAATGGGTGTAAGTATTTGGCACTGGGGAGATTTTGGCCTAATCACAGACAATGATTTAAACAAGATCCAAACATTTTCTAAACACCAAGACCTATCTCCTAATGGCGAGATGGAGTTATTTTTACAGAGATATATAAACAAAAAATTATCATCATGAAATTAATATTAAACCAAATACGCCATAACTTAGAAAAAGTTAAATTAGAGATTCCTTATAGTTATCAACAGATATCACAAGAACTTGAAAACGAACAGTGGAATAGCCATGCTAACTATACAGAGAAAGCTGGCAATCCTCATTTATGTAGATCAACACTTGGATCTCCAACAAGTATAATTTTAAAAGAAATATTGCATTTCCTTTCGTCGGACGAAATTAAAAAACAAATAATTACTCAGTTATATCAAAATAACAAAGATATGCAAAGTAATTGGGACGGCTGGTCTCCTGAAAAAATGTTTGATAAAACATTATGGGGCGGACAATATTTGCGTGACGAACCAGGATTTCAAATAGACAAACATATAGATTCTAGAATACAAATAATTACTTTGATAATATATTTTATAGAACAAGACGATCCAAGTCAATCAACATTTTTTTATACTGATAAAAACGGATCAGATTTATATCGTATAGAAACAAACTTCTGTGAAGGAGTTTGTTTTGTAAATGATTTTGATGTTTGGCATGAAGGCTACAATAAATCTAATAAAAACAGATTTCTAATTAACCTTGGACTTATTGTTAACGTATGATTTACACCAACTGGGATCCTTTAGAAAAAATTATAGTAGGCAATTGCTACACACAAGTACCCGAGTCTTGGCAAATAACAGGCGATGCAAGAGAACTTTTAAATCAAATTTTACGAGAAACTAAAGAAGATTTAGATAATCTTGCAAATACCCTAACAAAGTTAGGTGTAACAGTATACCGTCCTGTTGTTTATAATTTACCTGCATTAGTCGAATTTCCAACATTTAAAGTTTTAATGGCAACTAACCCTGTTGTTCCTCGAGATCAATATTTTGCCTATGGGAATACTTTATATCAAACTTACACAAGTATGCCAGACAGATATATAGATAGTTTACATTATTATGAAATATTTGCTGATCTATTTAAACAAGGATATAATTGGCTCAGTCAACCTCCGCCGGTATTGACTAACTTTACAGACAAATATAAATGGTATGTGGAAGGCCCTACGATTTATAGTAATTTGTACAAAGATAAAATTCTGTGGCATACCGCAACTATGTTTAAATGTGGAGATGCATTGATTACTAATAATGCTGGACCTGGTACGCAACTAGGTTTAGAATGGATGAAAAGAAACTGTGATGCAACTATAATTAACAACGATAATACTAAAGTAGATAACTGGGGTCATATTGACCATGGGTTTTATATGATAGATGATAATACTGTTATTTGCATGAATGAAACTTGGGTCCCTGAGGTATTGCGTAACAAAAATATTATAGAGCTTGACGGTATGTTTGAACCATTTAATTATCAAAACTTCATTCAAAAAACTCATAGCATAAAGGATCAAAGTTCACTTGAGTGGTTAGAACAGTGGTTTCTCGAATGGAAGGGTTATGCACAAGATGTAGCTTTTGAAACAAATGTTCTTGTGGTAGATTCTAATAATATAATTTTTTCAACAGAACAACCTAAAGTTTTTGAACTACTAGCAAGACATAATGTTAATTGCCATGTTGTCAAGCAACGACACGGAATGTTTTGGGAAGCTGGGATACATTGCCTTACGCTAGATGTTTCTAGGAAAGGGAACAGGCGTTCTGTAATCTAGTTTGCAATTTATTAAAATATTCAGAGGATGCATTTAACGGAACAATCAGTAATATTGATGTATCACTTTTACTATTCCATACTCCAACATTAATACCATTATTATAAAAAACTTCTTCTGCCGTAGGTTTAATTGTTAATTTAAAAACTAAACCATAATTTTTATAACTTAACACAGATCCATTACTAACTAAATTATCCATTACAAATTTTGCTCTAGCAAGAGTGCTTTCAAAATTTTCATAATGGTTTTCTTTTTCTAAAATTTCTAAGTATTTTAAGGTACAATATACACCGCTTAGAGAAAAAGAATATGTAAATCCGTGAGCTAAAAATTTATCCTTAACAGACTGATAAATTTTATCATTTACAAGGCAGGCACTTAAAGGAAAATATCCTCCTGAAAACGATTTACCTAAACAAAAAATATCTGGATTAGCATATGGATTAAACCCAAAGAATTTTCCTGTCTTGCCGCCGCACATGGCAATATCATCTATAATTAAAACTACATTATTTTCTGTACATAAAGCTCTAAGTTCTTTCCAAAATTCATCAGACAACGTATCTAAACCGTTATTCCAAGAGCATGATTCTATAACTATACAATTTGCATCACTTATTTCTTTTCTTATAAGTTCTATATCAAAAGAAGGAAGTACACAACAATTTATGTGTTTACCCCAATGCTGAGTCATCTCAGGAATAGAGCCTATACTTGAAACTAAAAAAGTACTTCCATGATAAGAACTTTGGAAGCCTATGATTTTTTGCCTGTCTGGGTTGTACATTGTTGCTAATTTAATAGCACTTTCAACAGCATCACTTCCAGATAAGGTAAACAACGATTTGTAGCCATTGCTCAGATCAAATAGCTTTTCAGATAAATTTAAGACAGCTTCATTGGTAGTCATATACTCCCCGCTTACAAACGGGTTTTTAAGCATCTGTTCACTGACGTAATCTATTATGTCTTTTCTATTAAATCCTAGCATAAAACAGCCAGCATTTCCAAGACTTAGATCTAAAATATCTTTTCCGCTATCTGTGTAACTAAACTGACTGTAAGATTCAATCACACGGGTTTTTGACCAATTTGAATTTACAACGAATGGATATAATAATTTAGGATGTTTCATATTTTCTTTGCGATTATTTAACCCGATAAATATCAAGTCTTAAAAGAACTGAAATTATATATGAAATCTGTCTACTTGATTCAGCCCGAAATTACCTCAGGTGTTCTCAACGAACACTATTTGCCTTTTAGTGTGGGCTGTATATGGGCATACGCAAATCAATTTGAATATGTAAAAAACAATTTTACTTTAAAAGATGTTGTTTGGAAACGAGAGCGTCAGGTAGATGTACTAAACAGAATAGATAACCCTGATATTGTTGGATTTAGCACTTATGTTTGGAACCATAATTGGAATATATCTCTTGCAAAAAAAATTAAAAAAAGATGGCCTAATTGTTTAATTGTTTTTGGTGGGCCTAGCATTAATGAAACATGGTTAAAACATGATTTTATTGATGTTGCTATGTTTGGTGAAGGCGAAGAAGCATGGGCTAAATTGTTAAAGATGGTTGTAGATAATGAGCCTATACATCGTTATTGGAACAACCCGCGTCAAACAAATATTTCCGATTATCCTAGTCCGTACACAACTGGATTCTTTGATAAAATTATTGCTGACAACCCAGATGTAATGTGGTTCATGATGTTAGAGACAAATAGAGGTTGTCCTTATCATTGTACTTTTTGTGGTTGGGGCGCAGATTATCTAAACAAATTAAAAGTTTTTAATTTAGATAGAGTAGCACATGAAATTGAATGGGCTATAACACACAACATTCATTGGATTTTTGTTATTGATGCTAATAGCGGAATTTTAAAAGAACGAGACGTAGAAATAGCGTGGATGATTAGACATGCAGTTGAAACACCAGGAAGCAAAATACGTCGTGTTACATTTAATCATGCAAAAAATTTAAATGAACATTGCTTTGAAATGGAAAAAATTATTCAAGAGTGGACTTACGGACTTGAAATAGCTATTCAAAGTCTACACGAGCCTACGCTGGAAGCCAGCAAAAGAATTAACATGGGCTTAAACAATCTTGAAAGAGTTTATGAACTAAGCAGAAAATACGGCATTCGATACTACACTGAATTAGTCCTTGGCTTACCTTTAGAAACAAAAGAAACTTATATAAACGGTCTAATGAAACTTACTGAATTAGGTCAACACGATTCAATAAAAACATATCTATGTACAGTTATTCCCAATAGCGAAATGGACAGTGAAGAATATCGAAGCAAATACGGTATTAAACTAATTTATCCTAGAGATATGTACAGAAGTTTAGAAGAAAGAAAATGGGACGATGAAGATAACAGTCATGAAGATATAGCCATGGTATGTGAAACTGATTCTGCTTCAAGACAAGATTTAGCTGACTGTTTAAGTTATGCGTGGATGATGAGTCAATTTCATTACAGCGGTTATACTCAATTAATATCTAGATATCTATATCATATGAAGGGTGTGTCTTACAGAACATTCTATGATAAATTGTATCATGCATTAAAAACAGATCCTGTAGGAAGACACTTGTTAGAAAATGTTGAAGAAATTCTAATAAATTATCTAACACACGGTGAGATACCTAGTAATGAAAAATGGGGGAACGTAATTGCATTGACTTTATCAGAAAGTTATGGTGGCAATGAAATTTACGACAACGCAGATTATTTTATATCTTTAGGTATCAATATAGGAAGAGAAATATCTGCCTTAGATCCTAGCATTGAAGAGCTGCAAAAAGCATTTATTAAAAACAACAAAAACAAATACCCGTACAGCATAGTATCTAGTGTTGACATTGATAGATGGGAAAACGCCCACGTTGTTTACGAAATCAAAGATAGAATTTCCGTTAGTCATCAACAGGATCAGATGTATGAAAAATGGTTAAGAAAAACTGATATTATTAACATTACTAATCCCTATGTTGAAAAGTTTATTAAAGGAACTTACAAACGAACTGTAATTCCTATCATTTCAACTCCAACTACAGTGATGGATGGAAGACCTTTATGATTATAGGATTTAATCAATCTAACATTGAAAGGTTACAAGAATCCATCAAAGGAACTTTGTTAGATCAAACAGTAAGTCTTTGTCATCAGTGCCATAGGCACATTCCTGCGTGGCGATATCATAAAGACAATCAAGTGTTTATTGCTAAAGCGTGTCCTATACACGGTGTTAGTCATCACATGATTGAAGCTGATTATGAGTTTTACGCTAACCTGTATTATACTCAGGATAATCCTCAGTTTAATTTTAATGGCGGAGTACTTATTGAAGGCAGTGATCGTTGTAATTTAGAATGCCCACATTGTTATCATTTACCAGAAAACGATACCCGCGATCCTTCTATAGAAGAATTGCTTGATCAAATACGAGCCATGCCGGTGGGTGAGGATGGAGTACATAGAATTATCCTCGCTGGTGCTGAAAGTACCTTACGCAAAGACTTTCCAGAATTGGTAACAGCAATACGTGGGCTACACCCTGCAATAGATGTTAGTGTAATGACTAACGGAATACGTTTTAATGATATTGAATTCTCTCACAAGTGTGTTGAAGCGGGACTTGCAGGTGTTAATATTGGTCTTAATCATCCAAGTTACATTGATCACGAAACAGTAAGACGTAAGCAAGTTAGTGCTATTGAGAACATGCACAGAGAAGATGTTAAGATAGGTTACATTAGTTATACTATGGTGGACTTTAGTGAACTTGATTACATCTTAACCGAGATTACTAGTAACCCATGGACTCCTAAAAACTTCCGCATCCGTAATGGTGCAGAGATAGGTCGTAATGCTAGTACTGAACAACCATTTGTTAGTAACTTATACAAACGTGCAGAGCAATGGTGTAAGGACAACGGCAAACATTTTGAACGCATCATCGAAGCAGACAATAACATTTATCATGTAATGGTTAAGATTGAAGATAAGATTGTACGTTTGATTAGTTGGTGTGACGAAACTAACATTGATATGGAAGAGTTACGTAGTGGACCTTGGTGTAACTTTGTGCCTGACGGTATTACAAACTTTCTACATCAAATTATTAGAAGAGATATTTGGAAAAATCAGAAACTTGTATTGCCAGACAGTCCACCTAATAGATATTTGTTTAATAGAAACCCTGTTAAAACAAAACTAGATTTACTTAATATAGACCTATAATGGGAATAGCTTTTTTACCTATAGATATAGAAACAGCATTGCCTGATGAACAAAAGATTATTGACTACTGTAATCGCCAGAGTTTTTTAGACAAAAGCATTTCTAATTGCTGGGATACTGTTCCAGTTTATGCGCGACTTAATGAAGATCAATTACACGATATTCCTACACTGCTAGAATTAATACGGACAAAAACTGTTTATACTGGCATAAAAGGCAAATATTTAAATAATTTTGATAAAGAATTTCCAGAAATCGCAGCAATTATAGATCAATTGCCTTTTAAAGAACTAGCATACGCAGTACTTTTTAGGCAAACCTCTGAAGTTAATCCGCATATGGACCGAGGAAAAGAAGAACTTTACGATTCTACTTTAGTAGAAAATGACGATACAAAAGCATTGTATCTAGAGCCAAAACGTTATAATATTTTACTTACCAAGCACGACTATAAAAGTTTTTATGTTTGCAATACTCAAGATAGTAATCCAATATATCCTGAAATTCCAAAACATAGAGCCTGTTTTGCTTTTTCAAATGACGAACATTATCACGGTGCAAATTTTGTTGGTCAGGATAAAATCATGTTATTCATGTCTGGATCTTTAGATAAATTAAAACATCAAGAATTAATTAAAAAAAGTATGCAGAAATACTCTAAAGAAGTTATAGCGTTTTACCAATAACCATAAATCTTTTATACAACGGAAGCTCTAACTCTCCAGCCCATAGCACTTTAATGTGACACTGCTGTTTAAATTCTTCCAAGTCTTTGGCAATCCGAACATGTTCTGGGATATTGTAATTATTACTTTGTAAAACTAGTAAACTATTATGAGGATGCCCGCTTAACCACAAGTCATATTGATCCTGTGTAATATGTTCGCAACTAGTATTGATGATAACATCTGCATCGCTACGAACTGTACACATGTCTGCTGTTACAGCTCGAAACTTTCCAACCATCTCTTCTATTTTGTTCATGTTAGTGGCAATTGGTTCACAAGTAGGATCAATATCAATACTTCGGATATTAGATACAGGAACATCGCTTTGGAATAACATACTGGCCAATACTCCAACCCAACCTCCGTGTATGTCTATTGACACAAATTTTTTTACATGTGGTCGTAAATTTTTAATTAACCACTCTTTGCTTTTAAGTTGACCTGACCAAAATGCATCCATAGTCCGTATAGGGTCTGAACTTTGTCGGATAGCCTGCATCCAATGATGTAGATGTTCTGTATCTATTTGCATTTTGGTATCTTACTATCTGCTGAACTTACACATGTGGGAGTAATACAGCGTTTAGGTTCCTTAAATAATTCAAAGTGTTCAAGAGTTCCTAGAGGTTCATCATGACAACTATAACTTCTTTTAACTTCGTTGCTTCTTATTATAACACTTTGATAACCGCTATTGCAAGTCCAATCTTTAAATTTATTAAATCCAAAAGCATTAAATCTTTCAGCCTGATCAAAGTAATAATCTTTAACCCCATCGTTGAGACGAATCTGATAAACGTCTTCTCCTTGTGATTTTTGTGGAAACCCTTCTTGCATTAGTTTAATCATATCATCAGTGTAGCCATCAACTACACGACTAGCAGTAAGATCACTTTGTGGTTTAAGAGTTACATTGATTCCACGTTTATGAAATCTTGCCATACGCTCATATAATTCATAAAACTTTTCAGGAACCATAACTTGATTAACAGTAACATGTACTAGTTCATATTGTAATTGTAAACACTTGTCACCGAACTCTTGTTCTCCTGCAAATTCATCATGGAAGCTGGCTGTAATACTTCTTCGTTGTAACAAAGCAGTTGCATCACACCAACTTTTCCACCATTTACTTCCTGGCGACAAATTAGTAGTCATATGCACACTTTGGTAACTGCTTTCTTTTTCGTCTAGGTGTTTGATTAAATCCAAAAGATGTTTATAGGCAGTTGGTTCGCCACCACTAAAACTCCAATGGAATTGGTTAAACCCATTGGCCCGTGCTTGTCTTTTAATCTCGTCTACTGTGGATTTGTAAACTTCAAGTGGTTGGTGATCCAATTTGTCGCTACGGGCATATGGCCAACAGTAGCTACAATTATAATTACAAAATCGTCCAAGAATCCAACTTACAGAAAACAACGGACGATCTAACATGGTACGTTGTCCAAAACTTACAATTTGTTCGAATGGTATTTGGTTAAAGTTCATTAGATGTATTTAACGTATAGCAACTAGGGTACCAAAATAACTTGACTTTATCCAATATCGAATATATACTATGCATGTAGACGTGAGTGGAACTGGTAGACCTCTCCCGGTGGTATGTAACAAACTGCCATTGGGAGGAACAGGCCAAGCCAATATGGCGGCTTTGTAGGTTCGAATCCTACCGTCTACACCATTATTAACTACACACAGAGGCTGGAATGAAAAAGGCATTTTTGATTGGTTGCTTACTACTTGTAACAGTAATTGTAACTATGAGTTTTAATACTAAACCTCCCGTATCTACTGGAGTTATGACGTTTAAGGGTTGGGAAAATCCTGAGACAAAATTTGACGCTAGTAAAAACGAAGTAATGGATGTAAAATTGCGTTGGGTCGTTGTTAAAGATATCGATGCCGCTTGTAACGCAGAACAAAAAAAGCGTGGAGGCAAAGTGTTTAACTTTGCAGTTCAGGCTTGTTCGTTTTGGCAAGGCAAAGAATGTATTATTATGACTCCAAAAATGGCTAGTATTCATAACCTAGGACATGAGACTTTGCATTGTTTTAGAGGTGATTTCCATTGAGGGACTTAGTTGAGGACATTTACAAAGATGCGGAGATTCTAAACAAAATCCGCACACGTGATGACTATGCTCAAAACCTATATGCGGCATGGTGTAATATGCGCTGGTGCCCAAAAGATCTTTGGCCTGCTATTAGACAAGATCCAAGCAAGGATTTATGGTCAGCTAGTTGGCGTGGCGCAGGCGGAATTGTAGCACGGTTTCGTAATAACGGTGAAGACTATATGGACTATTACTGTAGTGGTATGGGCGGTCTTGCAAGTTACGATTTGAAAGAAGGTGATGAGTACATGGCCCAAATGAAGTTTGTTCCAGAAGGAACTATTACAGACGAGATTGCCACAGATCTTGACAGGCTAGGTTGGTTTCCTGTACCATGGGAAGATGATTAAGTTTTAAAGTAAATATATGATGGAAGACAAAGAAAAATTTATTTTTACAGCTGAAGAGATTTTTCAGGATATCCCTGGAGATTCTGAAAATGTTATGATGAAGTTTCCAGATGAAGTGTTAGCACTTACTGGCTGGAAAGAAGGAGACATATTGGATATTAAAGTAGAAGACGGTAAAATTATCGTCACAAAATCATAATGGCAAAAGACGACATTATTGAGTTAGTTGGGTCTGTTGAAGAAGTGCTACCAGGAAACATGTTTAGAGTTAAGGTGGAAAATATGCCTAATACTTTACTTTGTTACATGGGTGGAAAATTAAAGCAACACAAGATTAGAATCATTTTGGGTGACTCTGTCAAAATAGAAGTTAGTCCATATGATTTATCAAAAGGTAGGGTAACTTATAGGTTGTAACTATGAACAGCGTGATGGAAACTATTTGTGCTATATGCAACACAATCAGATCTAGCACAAAATCGGGTTTAAGTTTTCAAAAGCTGCTCAGTCAAGTTCGTAGGGAGTTTCGTCTTAACGGGATGGAACTTAAAATAAAAACCCATAGAGATAAAACACTAGCATCGGAAGTTTTTTATGCTAATGGATACTACGACCCAATGGACGATGAAGAGGGTGATAAGTGTATCGAACTAGTTATTACTCATAACTTTCCTAAAGATCACATTTGGTTTCCAAAACATTCAACCGAACTACTTATTCAGGTGTTTGATACAGTAGTACATGAGTTACGACATCAGCGCCAATACCGAAAACGTAAATTCAAAATGGGTGCTGACCGAGGACCTGAGCATAAAGAATATCTAGCCGACCCAGACGAAATAGATGCATACTCGATTTCAATTGCTACTGAACTTTGTAGAAGTTTAGGCAAAACTAGAGCACTAAGATATCTTCATAATGTTGAAACTTTGAGCAGATTCAAAGTAAACAACCATTTTGTAAGCCCATGTTTGAGCATGTATAAAGGCGAATTTCCAAACCAAAACGATCCAATTATGCAACAACTAACCAAAAAAGTCTATGTCCGTTTGAAAAAGATTGACACAGACTTCATTTTCATGTAAAATACACAGTATATTAACTCACACAGAGAGCGACATGAAAGAGTTTCCAACCCAACAAGTGCTAGAGCTGGCTTGTGCGGCTCAGCGTATCAATGGAACCTATCTCAAAGAAAGCGAAAACATCTATGCAGACGATGGTGTATTCTTGTTTACCAAAAAAACCAACAAGATGTTGATGCTTTGCACACTGGACCCTGCTATTTGGACAGCCGATCCAAAAGATGCACCAATGCCTCTTAAGATATTACCTGAAGATACTGTACTGGCCGAAGAAATTAAAAAGCATTTTCGTAAATTTATGTTTAGCGCCATTGAAGGCGAAAACGATTTTCAAACTAGTATTAACACAATCCTGACAGGAGATACTGTTAAACAAAATCAATTTGGTTATGTGGCATGTTTGCCCAGTGTATATGTTCGTGATATTGCACAATCCAAAGTTAAAAAAGCCTCACGGGCTGTTGAAGAAGGATCGTTAGCAGAAATTGGAACCCAACTTAGAGATTTGGACGCAGAAATAATTTCATCAATTAAGTCAAAAAACTTTGAAGGTTTCAATATTGATGCTATAATAAACAACAAGATGGTGTCTTGGATGAACAAAACAAATCTTGAACTTGGGCCTGCTGTCATAGTTAAAGCCAAAGTTAAAGATTGTAACAAACATTGGAAACATGGCAATGATGTTACCAGACTGCATTATGTAAAGGCGGCACAATGAAACGTTTTTTAGACCCAAAATTTGTTGAAGGATTTTTAATATTCTTCGTTATTCAACCACTGATTTTTTGTACGGCAGTTGGTGTTTTTATCTACGGTGTTATTCAAAGTATTTGGGGTTAACTATGAGCAAGTCAAAACATAAACCTTATCAGTGGATTGATGGTGAAACAGCGGATCGTATCACTAGTCTTAACTTAAAGGACTATCGTTCCTATTTGAAAAAAGAGTTGGCGGAATGGAAGAAGAATCCTAAGACAGATGATAACCCTGATGGTTATTGGTTGCATCCAGAAGATGTCACAGGAAATATTCGTAGAATAGAAGCATTAAATTTAATTATTAACGACTTTGTCGAAACATCGGATGAGATAAAATGAGAGAAGAACTAGATAAGTTGTTGTGTGAAAAGTATCCAAAGATGATGGTCAATCGCAACAGGCCCATGACAGAAACTTGTATGTGTTGGGGCTTTGAGTGTGGCGATGGCTGGTTCAATATCCTTGACAGACTTATGGGTAATATCCAACATCATATTGATTGGAAGAATCAACAAAAAGAAAAGTTTGATCGCGGTGACGGATGCCCGCAAGTAACGCTGGATCAAGTTAAAGAAAAATTTGGTACACTACGTTTTTATTATAGTGGCGGTGACGAATACATCCGTGGCATGGTCACAATGGCTGAATCAATGTCAGGCGTTACCTGTGAAGGCTGTGGTGCCCAAGCTGAAACATATTGGCCAAAGGCCGAAAATGGCGGTATCGGTGGATGGGTTCGTACAGAATGCAAGCCATGTGAACAAAAGCGTGAAGAAGAACATGCCAGGCGTTTGGCAGAATATGAAGAAGAACGCAGATTACTCAAAGAAGGAAACGAGCAATGATTACAATGAAAGAATGGATGGAACTAGTTGACTATAAAATCACCGAAGGTGCCGAATATGGTTGGGGTTGTTACGGCCCTAATAGTTATCAACTAAGTAGTTGGAACGGTATTCATGGCAAGGGCGGATACAGTTTTAATATTGTTTTTAGTACTAAGAGCCAAAAAGTCTACGAAGTAGACGTTTGCGATTATACTAATGACCGTGCTTATCGAATGATTAATCCTAAGTTTCACGAAAAGCATCGCAAAGAAGCGGAGATGCGTGATGTTAATTTGAACGAAGCTTGGGATGATGTTGAGTATACAAATTTGGATGTTGTTGATGACTTTATCCAAAAATGTCTTGCCATTAAGGCAGGAGAGGACTATGACACACGGGTGCAAGTTCCGGTTGACTTTTCGGACGAAGAACTGTTAAAATACATGAAAATGGCGCATGACCGTGATATGACTTTCAACGAGTTCGTTGAAGATGCACTGCGTCATGCACTTGAAGAAATTAAAGCAGGGCGTCTTACTAAGGAAGATGCACAGAAGTTTATAGAAAACGAGGACTAAATGCGTATTAAATTGGTCAGTGATCTTCATTTAGAGTTCAGTGACATCAACATTCAAAACGATAATAACTATGACGTTTTGATTCTCGGTGGCGATATCATGATCGCCCAGGATCTCCACGACCATATGGAGTTGCCTAGCTATAATATGTATGGAGTTATTCCGGACCTTGGCCGTAAACAACAGCGTGTTCAACGGTTCCGTGACTTCTTCAAACGTTGTAGTTTTCAATTTCCTCATGTAATTTACATCATGGGCAATCACGAATTCTATCATGGCAAGTTTTACGCAGCTATTGATTATATGCGTGAAGAATGTGCCAAGTATCCCAACATTTATATGTTGGAACAAGATATGAAGATTATCGATGATGTTGTGTTTGTTGGTGGAACACTTTGGACTAACATGAACAAGCGTGATCCGCTTACAATGCATGCCATTGAAGGAATGATGAACGACTTTCGAATCATTCGAAATGACCATAGAAACTATGCCGCTATGAGTGCGTTAGATGTAGCAATACGTCATGACAGAACTCTTGGGTACATTAAGGTTATAGTTGAAGAACACAAGGACAAAAAGTGCGTTGTCGTTGGACATCACAGTCCTAGTTTCCAAAGCTGTCATCCAATGTATGGTAACGACACATTGATGAACGGTGGATACCACAGTGATCTCAGTGAGTTCATTTTGGATCATCCGCAAATCAAACTTTGGACACATGGACATACTCATCATCCATTTGATTATATGATTGGTGAGACAAGAATTGTGTGCAACCCACGTGGATACGAAAACGATGGCTACAGCGAGGACACTGGCTGGAACCCTAACATTTTATTGGAGATTTAAATGACAGAAGAAAAACGACCAACAGTTGTTGATATGCTAAGAACTACTGGCAACAATACTGCTGAATTCATGGATAAAGTAGCAGCTCATATTGAAAATCTTGAGAAAGAAATTATTCGTTTGCGCGAGCGTGTCCAAGAAATGGAAATGGCAAATGACGACTTTAAGTGAAAAAGAATTTAAGCTATTCAAAAAATGGCTTAAAGGACATTTGGCTTTTGGTCCGGTAACTGTTGTCTTTACCAAAAAAGACGGAACCGAAAGGGTGATGGAGTGTACAACCAGTCCATCACTCGTTCCAGTTGACTTAACTGAAGAAATACACTATACTAACACTGATAATCCAATAGACTTTCCTAAACCAAAGAAAGAAAGAAAAGTAAATGAAGACGTTTGTCCCGTTTATGATTTAGAATCAAATCATTGGAAAAGTTTCCGTTGGGATTCAGTTAAACAAATTAAAATCAAACTATGAAAATTGGACTAAGTTACAGCCGATGCGTTCGAGATATTGTCGACGGTGTAGTAGACATTGACGATGTGCTAGTTATCATTGCTCGAACAGACTTCGATCCCCATAACGATGACCAATGGCAAGGCATTTGGGAAGGTTACGGCGGTGGTGATGACGCAAACTCAATGCGTGGACTATTCAGTGGTAGCAACCCAGAGTGGTACGGTTATAAAGATGAAGACGAAGACCGCTTTCGTAGTGTAAGTATTGAGCTGTGGGAACGTGGCCTGTTTCATCAGCCACGTAAGTTTGGTGCTCATCCAAAGCGCCGTCCTGAAATTTGGCTAGAAGCTGTGCTACCTAGCTCAGAGCTAGAAAAGAATCCAGCCGCAAAGACTGCTTGGGACAAGTTCCAAACTATTGCGGGTTTAACTAACGTAGAACTTGATGACAAATACCAATGAAATTTCTAATTGCATTTGTAATTGTGTTAGTTGCAGGATGCAGTAACAGTGCTCCTTTACCTACGATTGAAGAGCTGATAAACTATCCGCTGTCATGTAAGAAAAAGAATGAGCAGTATCGGCATTTAGCAGATATCCAAAAAAGAAAAAACTTTTCAGAAAATCCAGATAACTTGTCTCCTCAAGACAGACAATACAATTCAGTTTTAAGAGAACATCTTTGGTGGTTTGTTTATAATTGCGAACAATGAAAAAATTACTATTACTCTTAGCTTTAGTAAGCCAAACTGTTTTGGCAGACGATTGTCAAGTGCGGCAGGCTAGTAAAGTCACAGCCGAACGACAAATGGGCAATATTGATGATTTGGTTAAAATTAAAAGTCATCAAAAATGCCAAGTCAAATTTAGCATTGTAATCGATGGTGAAAAACACAATGTAAATTGGACACACGAAGATTACGGTGATCCGGAAATCAGTTGCCAAAAAGCTATCGAGTATGGTATGAGCGAATTGAATATGCGCTTGGGTGGTAAGTACCAAAGCGAATCTATGTTGGTTTGCGGGAAAGGTACAGCACAAAATCGTCCTTGGAAAATTGGTGACGAAGGTTTGGAAAACGAATTTGGCATGGTTGCCAATAAAAAGTATTTCAAATTTAAAGGAGCCAACTGTCGTTACTTTAGTGAACGCTATAATAACGGACGTTTACAGTTCTCCAAAGGTGTCATATGTCAAAACGACCAACTTTGGTCTGTAGTTGACAAGTGGTAATGTTCGCAATACAATTGATTCATGTTTAACCAAATGAAAGAACTATATGACACTAACACATAACGTTGTTGAGCAAGTATTAACACCGTTGAAGGATCCTTTTATAATTCCTTTTGATGGAACTAGTCAAACTAGATCTACAAACACAGGACGATTTGGATTCTTTATTGAACGTCAATTTAATATTTTACCAAATAGTGACAGAAATGCAGATACAGAGTATGCAGAATTTAAATCGGTTAATATTAAAAATACGTTCACAGTAAAACCAATTTCTATTGGTACTATTCCGTTACAAGAATATAATCGATTAGTGTCAACCTTTCCACATGTTTCTTTTTTTAATAGCGACCCTTTCAAAAAAATGTCAAAAACCCTTTATGTGTTTTACAGAAAAAAAGGCGGCTATTACGACGATGCCAAATATAATGTTGATAGCTGGGTTCATTTTGACATGTCAAATTTGGACGATTCAACTAAACGTATTTTAGAAAATGATTATTGGGCATGTGTACAAGCTATGACCAAGTACAGCTATAATCGATTAAGTTGTAGTTCCTCTCAAAATCCAAGCACCCGCTATTTACAGTTAAGTTATAAAGGAGACGGCTACTATAATTACCCGTGCTGGAAGTTTAGTACCGAATTCTTAAAAAAGATGTATGCAATTGGTAAAAATGTCCATTGACATTTGGCAACATCTATCATATAATATAGTCATGTTCAACAACATATTGAGGCACATTTTATGAAGGCATTTATTGCAGGCACTATCTTTGGATTGGTACTGGCTACCGTTGGATTTAGCGGTATTGCTCGTATGCTTGATAAAGGTGTAGAAACAGTTAAAACACAGTCACAGGAGATGGCAAAATGAAAGTAGTATTCGCATTTGTAGTAACACTAGCTCTTACCGCTTGTTCTACTGTAGCAGGAGTTGGTAAGGACCTTACGTCTAGTGCAGAATGGACTAAAGAAAAAATAGGTGGAAAATAATGAAAAAGATACTTACTCTGTTGCCAATTGTTGCTGTTTTGACCGCTTGTGGTACAACAGATCCTTATGGTAAAAGAGCCGATATGGAACGTGAACGACAAGAACGCTATGTTGAACGTGCTATTGATAAGGCTCCTAAATGGATGTTTGAAGTTCCTACTAGCACTAGTGCTGTGTATGAAGCAGGTACTGGTAAAAGCACAGACTTTAGCTATGCAGACATGCTGGCAAAAGATGACGCATACCGAAAAATTTGTATGACCGCAGGTGGTACAATGAGTATGCGTAATAAAGTTTACCGTACCGAAGGTGAAAATTCAGCTACGGCTGTTAACGAATTAGTCAGCAAGAGTTCATGCGACAAAGTTGATTTGACAGGCGTCGAGCTTAAAGAAATTAAGCGTGTGCCTGAAGGCAAATGGTTCCGTACTTATGTATTGGTAGCATTACCTACGGGTGATGCTAATATTCTAAGACGTGCCAAAGAGCAACATCGACTCCAAGAAATGGCTCAACAACGTGCTCCGGAGGCATTTAAAGAGCTGGAGCGATAATGGAATATATCGTTATTGGTTTCTTATCGGCACTAGGTTGGTGGGGTGCTAACTATTATGTTATTACACCCTACTTGCCTGAACCCGTCTTCAAAGAAAAGAAAGTTGAAGAGAAAAAAGAACAACCTAAACCAGAAATTAAGAAAGAATCACAATGATTAGACTTTGGTTAGTATTTGCTATCTTTGCTGTCATTATTCACTTTGGTATTACTGTCTGGAGAAATACGAATGTCAGGACGAGGAATAATTGCCGAACAACCGCCTGAAGTTTGCGAGATGTGCGGTACAGTAGATGAGTGCAGACCTTACGGTCCAAACGATGAAAATATCTGTTTTGAATGCGCTATGAAAGATAAAGAAACAACCGAGCGGAAAATGTCCGCTTACATTTTTGGAGAAGAATAATGCCACATTTGGTACCAATGGTTATCGAGCAAGAAGCTCGCGGAGAACGTAGTTATGACATTTATAGTCGACTGCTCAAGGATCGAATCGTTATGCTAGACACAGATGTTAATGAGCATAGTGCTAGTTTGATAGTAGCACAGCTCTTATTTTTGGAGAGCCAAGGAAATGAAGACATCTCATTTTTTATCAATAGCCCTGGCGGTGTGGTTACTGCTGGCATGGCAATTTATGATACCATGCAATTCATCCGTCCAGATGTTTCAACTATTGTCATGGGACAAGCGTGTAGCATGGGTTCACTTTTAGCCCAAGCAGGTGCTAAAGGCAAGCGTAAAATGCTTCCAAATGCTCGCCATATGATTCATCAACCAAGTGGTGGTGCGGGTGGGCAGGCTACTGACATGGAAATTCAAGTAAAAGAAATCTTAAAAATGAAACAAAATCTTACCCAAATTTATGTTAACCATAACAGCAAGGGCAAGACTTTTGAGGAGTTTTATGCAGCTATGGAACGGGATAACTTTATGAGTGCTCAAGAAGCTGTAGATTTTGGTTTGGTAGACGAGATCATTACAAAACGTCCGTAGACTTGGTAATACTTATATTTTTATATTTGCTAAAATTTTATCACCAATATTGTCTGTGGAGTGAATAATAACATCTAAGAACATATCATTTACAACCCACTTTTTGGCTGCAACATACACTACACCATTTGGTGTGTTAACTTTATTCTGGTCATAACGTAGATTTGTGTTCCAACCGGAATAGTATCTGCCAATACTAATCTTTGTATTGTACCATAGCCAGGGCACAATTAAAACAAACTTGTTACCGTTCTTATAAGCATACTGCCAATTGAAATCATTAGGGCCCCAAGATTGTTTCATATCTGTAGCGAATCGTTTTGCATCCACTTGTTTATAACCTGGTATTTGGGGAGCACCATTGGGTAACTGTACAACCTTAGTTTGCTCAAGATGTGAAGCCGAAGTACAACAGTTTTTATGGCCAAGCTCTTGAGTTTTTTGTTGAAAAGGTGTCAATTTACTCGCAGGAATTCCTATAATATTTGCTGGACTTGTCTGAGGTATAGTCCATTTACTATCTCGGCCACCAGTTCTTACATCAAACGGTGTAGGAATCCACAGACCGTTAGGATCTAGAAAACCAAAGTCTGGAGCTTTTTTCACACCAGGCGGCCATGTTTTAGGATCATTTGGATCATCATTTGGATCAATACCTGAACCTTGGTGTCCTTGATTCCCATTAGGATTCATTCTTTGTTTGTAATTCTTCCATTCTGGGTTTACTTGGTCATCGGGCACAAAATAAGCAGTTCCTGACGATCCTGACGATCCCGTCGAATTGGAGGATCCAGATGATCCCGAACTATCTGCGTTTGGTTTATCAGAAAAAAACTTATCTTTTAACCAACTTGCACCATATCCGAGCGCACCGCCAGCTGCCGCTGCACCTAACAGCTTTCCTAGATTTTCATTTATAGGAACGCTGACAATGCGACCTGTTGCAGGGTCTAGTAGTCGAGCAAATTCTCCACCCCTTTCAACATGATCGATATGTTCGATTAATTTTCTTAAATCACTCATGATTATTCAAATTTTTGATATAATATTTAGTATCTAATACCAGGATTCTTTGAATTATTTAAAATCATGTGCTAAATTTTGGTTTGGTAGACGAGCCCATTACAAAACGCCCATAAAGTGCGTATATAATGGTTAGCCCTAGTATACTATAAATAGTAATGTCTAGGAGTGTACTATGGCCCGCCAGGCTTTTAATTGGTCCTTATTGGACCGCAATACCTTGTACTCAATGCTTTATCAGCTAAAGTCTGAATTAGTTGATAAGCGGTTACCTATAGGCGAAATTACCAGTATTATAAGCCAACATGTTAAAGCACACTTGCCTATCAAAGTAAAAAGCAGTAGATTCAATCCTGTTAAAAAAGGCGAAATTTGGGTAGGTGGTGCTTACTACAGCGACTTAGACAAAAAAGGTAGAAAGCGTTTTATTGAAATTGAACTGGCTTATCCTCCCAAAACAGCTACTATGCGTATGAGCACCTATCGTTGGGAACGTGTTTGCCAACTATTTGCTGATACAGTTCTACACGAAGTTATCCATACTAGACAATTTCGTGCTAGAAATTTCAAAGCTATACCAGGATATCAAAGTACTGCTTATTATGCTCGAACTCGTAAAGAGCAAGAGTACTATGGCGACAGAGATGAAATGGGAGCCCACGCTTTTAATCTTGCTCAAGATATGATTGATAAATTTGGGTGGGACACCCGTTCAATCAAAAACTACTTAGATGCCAAAGTTCCAAAACGTGTTCGTCCAAACTCATGGGGGCGTTTTATGAAGGCTTTTGAGTACAATCATGACCATCCAAAAGTTCGCCAAATGAAGCGTAAGATAATGAATCAATTAGAATATGCTTACGAAGGCAAACCATTTAAGACAACAAATCACTTGACATACTAATAGTCTGACTGTATAATAGCTACATTAACTAGTTATTCGAAAGGTCTATTCATGAGCGATCCTTGCCAGTATGTAATTTCTACTTTGGAAGATCATCCAAGCCGTCTAAACAAAGAAGCAATTATTCTTGCCCAAGCAGAAGCAGGCAACAAAGAATTTTTTGAAGGTTGTCGTCTTGCACTAGATCCAATGATTACTTTTGGACTCAAACAAATACCGGAGAAAAAAGATGAAGATGGTCCTGGTTTATCTTGGGATAGTTTTACTCTCGCTCTTACTGGTTTCGTTACTCGCAACGTCACCGGTAATACAGCGAGGGATATGATACAAGCAATGATGAAATCGGCTACCAAGGCACAATGGAACGGTTGGTATCGACGCATCCTTATTAAAGATTTACGTTGTGGTGTAAGCGAAAAAACAATTAACAAAATGGTGGAGAAGAAATATGCTGATTTTGCTGTTCCTGTTTTTGGTTGTCAGCTTGCTCACGATAGCAGTAATCATGAATCAAAAGTTACAGGGCAAAAACTTATCGAAGTTAAATTGGATGGTGTTAGGGTTATCACTATTGTACGCAGTGACGGTCGTGTCGATATGTTTAGTCGTAATGGTAAAGAGCTTGTTAACTTCCCTCACATAACGGAACAAATTAGCAAGGTTGTAAAAAAACACGGTACTAGTAAAAATTTAGATTTTGTTCTCGACGGCGAAGTTATGTCTAGCAGTTTCCAGGACCTAATGAAACAGGTACACCGTAAAGACAATGTGCAAGCCAACGATGCTGTGCTACACTTGTTTGATTTTCTTCCGCTTGAAAATTTTGAACAAGGCGAATGGGATAAAAGCCAAAAAGAACGAAGCGACATGTTATACTATTGGCACAAAACTTACAAAGACGAACTGCCTAATGTAGCAGTTGTTGGTCACGAACTTGTTGACTTAGATACTACGGCAGGCGCAAAACGTTTTAAAGATATTAACCAACAAGCCATCGATGGAGGGTATGAAGGAATCATGATCAAAGACCCAGAAGCTGGCTACGAATGCAAACGTAGTGTGGCATGGCTAAAGTTGAAACCATTTATCGAAGTTAGCCTCACTGTAGTTGCTACAGAAGAAGGCACGGGTAAGAATGTAGGACGACTTGGTGCGCTTGTATGCGAAGGTGTTGACGATGGCAAGGATATCCGAGTTAATGTTGGTAGCGGACTTACTGACGAGCAACGGGTTGGCTTCTGGTCCTTCAAAGATGATTGTGTTGGTATGGTAGCAGAAGTACGTGCAGATGCTATTACACAAAACCAAGACGGAACTTATAGTTTGCGTTTTCCACGATTCATGCGATTCCGTGGACTTGTAAAAGGTGAAAAAATCTAAATTGAGTAATATGCTGTGAAAATATTTCGTTGGGTAGTTATAGCTTGGACTATTTGCATAACCTTATTGGTTGGGTTTGCTGTTTTAATAAAAAATCCAAGATCAATGACTGAAACTAGAACTTTCTGTGCATACGGAAGAATTTTTGTTGAATTTGAAGATAGCGACAGAGTTTGGGGAACTTTAATGTTAGATTTTTATGGAAGACCAATTCCTTGTACAGAGGGAATAGAACCAGAAACTAATAATACAATTTAAGGAAAAATATGACGAATCCATTTAGAGATCAAGAAAAGTTTATGAAAGCCTGTGATCAAACCACAGGCGGTGATTTTGATCAAGATCAATTTAAAATGTATCTTAGATTGATCCAAGAAGAGTACAACGAACTTCAAGTTGCTGTAAATAATCATGATCAGTTGGAAACACTAGATGCTCTAATTGACATACTTGTTGTCACTATTGGTGCTATACACAGTATGGGCAGTGATGCAGAAGGTGCTTGGAAAGAAGTGATGCAAACTAACTTTGCTAAGATCGATAAAGATACGGGCAAAGTTCGTAAGCGTGAAGATGGTAAAGTTTTAAAACCCGTGGGCTGGGTACCGCCCGATCTTAAACCGTTTGTTTAAAGGAGAATGAAATGTTCGGTTCTAATTATATGAGTGATGGTGTTTTAAGTTATCGCTCAGCAGAAGAAATTAATAGTGCTATGGGTCGTGTTTATGGACACATGAGCCTAGCAGTAGTTGTATCTATGCTTGTTAGTTACTTTGTAGGAACTAGCCCAGAGTTGTTGGCGTTCTTTTTTACAGGTGTACTAAAGTGGATTGTTATTTTTGCACCGCTAGTAGCAATTTTTGGTATTGCTATGGTACTAGGAAATAATCCTAGTAAAGAAATTGCTCAGTTGTGTTTGCACGGCTTTGCGGCATTAATGGGCTTGAGCTTTGCAATGATCTTTGCTGTATTTACTATGGGTTCAATTGTCAGTGCCTTTATGGGTGCAGCAATTTTATTTGGTGTTATGAGTGGTTATGGTTATTTTACTAAACGTAGCCTAGACAGCATGGGTAAGTTTATGTTTGTTGGTCTGATTGCCATTATCATTGCCAGTATTGTTAATATCTTTATTGGTAGTACAGTAATGCAGATGGTCATTTCAGCATTGGCAATTATTATCTTTTTAGGATTAACAGCATATGACACACAAAAGATTCGAGAAGAACTAAGTGTAGATACTGCACCAGCCGCTGAAGTGCGTGGAGCACTAACATTGTACATGGATTTTATCAACTTGTTCCTCAACTTGTTACAGTTATTTGGCGATAGAAAGTAATTAAGGAAAAACAATGCGTAGTCATTATTGGACAATTAGTAAATTTGCAGATTGGATTCGCGGTACACCAAAACTCAAAGTGGGTACTAGCGACGAATGGCATGACTGGGAAAATCAAGCCAAGTCTGCGCATCCTGTTCGTTGGTGGATAGCCGAGGAAGGCCTTGATTATCTACAAAAATTTGTTTACTATATACCAGATAAATTAAATGACATTCGCTATTATATTAATAATCGCTGGGTTAGTCACAGCCATCGTCTTACGGCCCATCCTCGCGACATACAACCTGGTAACTGGTGCGATGTTGGTAATCGCTTTCTTCCTTGTCTATTCAACGAGCTTGTGGATTTTGTTGAAATAGAACAAGCATGGCATCACTGCATCTGGAGTGACGATATGAAGACCAAATACAATGTTCCTTGGTATCGTAAAATTGGTTGGAGAACTTGGCGTTGTCCAGAAGCTGGATTAGAATACCTGCGTTGGGCTGCAACACTAACTAACGAAGAGTTTTTGGAAGAAGGTGAAAAGCACAAAGTCGAACCCACATATCAAGCAAAAGCCGCCAAGGAAATTATTGAGTTATATACTTGGTGGACTGTAACTTATCGTAATCGTCCTGACCCTTATGATGTTAGCGGTTGGACAGATTACTGCGAAAATTGCCGAAAAGAAAACGGTGGCAGTCTTTGGGGAAGCCTACGTGCTGATAAAAACCCTAAACTTCGTAAGATAGGCGACAAAGCTCTTAAGGCCTTGCGTAAGATCGAAATAGACTATGCTAAGGAAGAAGAAGCAATGATGATTCGTCTTATTAAGATTCGCGAGAGTCTTTGGACATGACAGATGAAAAAATTATCTGGCTAAGAAAAGCAAAAACAGTATTAGACAGAACTGGTCCCGGAATGTGTTTAGCAAAGTGGCTACAAGTCACTTTGCACCTCCAAAACGGGCATACACACAGTTGTCATCATCCTAACACACATAAAATCCCTATTGAAGAAATTCAAGAGGATCCTAGTGCTTTACACAACACGTCATTTAAAAAACAACAGCGTAAATTAATGATGACTGGACAACGTCCAGAAGAATGTCATTTTTGTTGGCAAGTTGAAGATAATGCACCAACAGATGCAGATGTATTCAGTGACAGAATTTATAAAAGTACAGATGATTGGGCTGGCCAATCTCGCTACTTTGATGTCATGGTAGCTGGCTATGAAAAAAATATAAAACCAACTTATCTAGAAGTCAGTTTTAGCCATGCTTGTAATTTTAAATGTGCTTACTGTAGTCCACATATTAGTTCTAAGTGGATGGAAGAAATTGAAAAGTTTGGCGGATATCCAACTACACTTCGATATAATGATTTAGAACATACAAAGCATCAAAACAAAATTCCTATTCCAATTAAGGAACATAATCCTTATGTAGAAGCATTTTGGAAATGGTGGCCAGATGTATATCCAACATTACATACCTTTCGAATTACTGGCGGTGAACCGTTAATGAGCAAGGATACTTTTAAAGTCCTTGACTATATTATTGAAAATCCTAATCCTAATTTAGAATTGGCAATCAACAGTAATTGTGTGTTGCCTGATAAATTATTTGACAAATTTATTGAAAAGATTAAAATTATTCAAGAAAACAAAGCGGTTAAACGATTTACCTTATTCACAAGTGCAGAAGCCTACGGAGCAAAAGCAGAATACATTAGAAACGGAATGGACTATGATATCTGGTTGGAAAACTGTTATAAATTTTTAAGCGAAGTTCCTAAAGCTAATTTTAGTATAATGTCTACTTACAACGCATTATCAGTTACTTCATATATAGAATTCTTAAAAGATGTATTGTTAATGAAGTTAAAATATTTTGACGAAGATCGTTCAATTAATGTAGACATACCTTATCTAGACAATCCAAAATGGATGAGTGTTAGAATTTTACCAAGTGAATATAAAAATCAAATTATCAAACAAGTTAAATTCATGCAGGATAATCACTGTAACGGCAAAGGTTTCCAAAATTGGGAAGTAGCCAAATTAGAAAGAATACAATACTTGTTCGATGAAGAACGAGAACAAGTCCATTTGAAAGACTTTGCTTTGTTTTTTGATGAGCACGACAAGCGCAGAAATACCAATTTTTTGGATACATTTCCCGAATTGGCTAAGTTATACGCTGAATGCAAGAGCTTGACATAAGTACTTTTCGGTGCTATAATACTTGTATTGTTAATTAACCAGGAGCATAAATTGGCTAAAGCAGCAACCAAAACTCGTGTAACTAAAAAGCAAGTGATTGCACATCGTAGCAAAACGCCTAAGGATCACAGCCCTACTTGGGATGATGTTGATACTTTGACTGCTGACGAATTTAGTAAAAAGTTTCGTAATGCCATGGACTACTACCGATTGGAATTTAACGGTAAAGATTTAAAGCCTGCTGTTATTAAATGGATGACCTCAATTGGTTGTACCAAAGAAGACATTCAAGCATTTAAGAAAACCAAAGATAACCGATGTGGTGGTACTATGGGTGCTATCGCATCATGTTTGCTCCGCGGTATGCCTGCTGTTCGTGCAGACTTTAACAACGGTCGTGATACTTCAGCTTGGTTGCGTGAACGCATTAATGAAGTTATTCGCGAAGGTAAGGATGACATCGACGAAGAAGCAGAAGCCAAAGTTGAAAAACCTGCGGTATTTACTCCTTCAATCCAGGATCGTGTGCGTGAAGCTGCGTACAAAATGACTGAGGAAATTGAAGATGCTATTGAAAATTTTCAAACTGATCCAGAAAATTTTGATCCAAAAGCATTTAAAATTCTTAACTTGCTCAAAGGTAAAGAAGCCAAAGCTGCCCATGCACGTATTATTAAACAGTTTTATGCTCGCGATCTAGCTGAACTCGAAGAACTTGCTAGCGGTAATGCAGATGAACAGTTGCGTGAAGGCTACAGTCATCGTAGCCGTAAGCAGATTAAAAACTTAATTGCGTTCTATCAAGAAATTATGAGTGCTTGCGATATGCTTGGACAAGAAGCCAAAGTTAATCGTAAGCCCCGCAAGGCCAAAGTTGTTCCTAAGGACAAGATTGTTGCTAAACTCAAGTTCAAGAAAACAGATGAGCCTTTGAAACTTGTGTCTATTAATCCTGCTGACATTATTGGTAGCAAGGAATTGTGGGTGTTTAATACTAAGACTCGCAAACTTGGCAAATATGTTGCCAATGAGTATATGGATCTTGGTGTTAAAGGTACTACAATTACTGGGTTTAACGAACATACAAGTGTTCAAAAAACTATCCGTAAACCCGAAGAAAAGCTCAAAGAGTTTAAAGCTGCGGGTAAGGTACAGTTGCGTAAGTTCTTAGAGGATATCAATGCTACAGATACTAAAATGAATGGCCGAATTAACGAAGAGACCATTCTACTTAAAATAGCGTAATTTAAACAGCCCAGTTAATCCTGGGCTTTTTTTTGGCGATGTGTTACTCTTAGTCTAAGATAAATACTGGACAAGAGACGTTATTATGAGCCAAATTTTTTCCATTCAAGACGACAAAGTTGTCATTAAAAAACTCACTGTAAATGATATACAAGGAGATGTGACTCTTGACGGCACACTTACTGTAAATTCACTAAAAGTGCTAGATGAAGAGCCAAAAACCGCACTCGCTGACATTGGCAGTTGGACTGTAGAAGACGAGACTGAATTATTTTCCAAAGGGTTACATTGGACTTGGCCAACAGGGTCTATACAGTTAGCATATCGTTCTGGTGCTAGACTGTGGACTGACGCAGACATAGATCTTGCTGCAAACAAATCTTACATGATTGAAAATACGCCTGTGCTTAGTAAAGATGGTCTTGGCGGGACTATTACAAGAAGTAATTTAAAAGAACTTGGAACTTTAAGAAAACTTGTAGTTTCTGGCGAAGCTTCGATTGCAGATTTTGCACATTTTAATAGTGCATTTGGAAGATTAGGATTAAACACAGATAATCCAAACGGCGTACTAAGTGTAGTTGATAATAATGTAGAAGTAATCATTAGCTCACCAAGAGATAATCTAGCACAGATAGGAACATATACTAGTCATGATTTAGAAATCATAACAGACAATTTGCCTAGAATTGCTATAAAAAATAATGGACAAGTTGTTTTTGGAAACGAATCGACTAAAAATGCTGATGTAAGAATTTATGGTACGTTAACTGTTGATACTGTAGTAGCTGACAACCGTATCGACAGATACCAACCTTTAGAATTTAAAACAAGCAGAGAACGTGCAATTTACGGACAAGGATTAGTTTGGACCGGTACTGGTAGCATGAGACAGTTTGTTATGATGGCTGGCCCAGATAGACTATGGTCCACAGAATCTATTGATTTAGCAGAAGATCAAAGTTATATGATAAACGGAGTTTCTGTTATTTCTAGCAAAGGGCTTGGGCCAAATGTTACTCAATCAAATATTTCTAAACTAGGAACTCTCGATGAATTGAATGTTCAGGGCGAAGCTACCTTTATGGACAGGATCAACGCCAGTCGTGCAGTGATTAATGCAAAAACTATTTTGTTTAACGATGGCAATGAGTTCACTATAACTAACGGAAAACTTTCCTCAAATCAAAAAATTGTAATGGACGTTGTAGGACAAGAAAAGTTTTATGCAGATCGAAATGAAATTACAATTGGTGATAAACAAAATACAAAAGTTCCAGTTAAAGTGTTTGGACAATTAACTGTGGGAATTAACACTCCTCCAGATGATGTTGATTTGGCAGTTAGTGGGAACATTCAGTTTTCAAATAAAAAATTTATTACAGGATCTAGCGCACCAACAGTTGGCTCGTTCAATAAAGGCGACATCTGCTGGAATTCAAATCCAACTGTAGACAACTATGTTGGCTGGATATGCATGGACAGTGGTGCTCCTGGTCAATGGTTACCTTTTGGTGCAATTAGTCGCCAATAAAGTTGACTCTAACATATAAACCTGTATAATTACATTATGCGGCCTTAGGCGTCATCCCGCAATATAAATTCTGCCGCCATTGCTAATCTAAGGAGATAACAATGGCAAAATTTTACTCGACAAAAACATACGGCAACGACCGCGGCTTATCATGCTGTTTTAGACAATGGCGCTCAACTCATAGTCATTGCTCATTACTACACGGATACTCGATTGGTATCAAACTAGTATTTGAATGTGATACACTAGATGATAAAAATTGGTGTATGGACTTTGGTGGACTCAAAGCATTTAAGGAGTGGGCAGACTATATGTTTGATCACACCTTGGTAGTTGCTGAAGATGACCCAAAACTAGACATGTTCAAACAAATGGCAGAACTTGGACTTCAGGATCAAGGCGGAGTTTGTGACTTGCGTATTGTGCCTGCGGTAGGATGCGAAATGTTTGCTAAAATGGCCTACGATAAAATGGCTGACTTATTAGCATCAGGTAATATGCGTTACCCAGTTAACCCAACAGTAAGAGTTAAATCAGTTGAAGTGTTTGAGCATGGAGCCAATTCAGCAATCTACGAAGGCTAAACTTTGGCGCATTTGGGCTAAAGCATTAGGAGAAAAATCAGGCAGTTCGGACGTGGAAGCGGACCGAATTGCTTGCATTCGTACGCTAATTGTGTTAATATACATTATCACAAACTTTTTCATAATTGCAGGCGTTATAAGGCATTGGTAATGGGTAAAATAGGCTTTGCGTGTAAATGGATCGACCGCGCCGATCAAGTAGATGGTATCAAGAAAGACGATGATGCCAAACAGTATAATACTGGTACAACTACCATAACTTGGTTAAATAGACAGTCAAAGGATGTAGCAGAGCAAAGACTCTGGGATCTGATGGTGCAAAACATTTCGGCTACACAAAAACTTGTAGACCGTGTGGGAGGACTCAATGAAAATCTTAGGATGGTTCGCCTTAGTAGCGACATTCTTCCTGCTTATACCGAGCCTAGTTGGAGTTATTTTTGGCGCAAGCCTGACGTTGTCAGCTATCTTGAGCGCAATTTTAGCCTTATTGGTGATAGTGCTCGTGCAAGCGGTACCCGTGTTTCTATGCATCCTGGTCAGTTTGTTGTTCTTGCTAGTGTTAACGAAGGTATTGTTCAACGATCTTTAGAAGAATTTGAATATCATACAGACATGGTTCGATACATGGGCTATGGTAAGAAATTTCAAGACTTTAAAATCAATGTTCATATTTCAGGTAAACAAGGTCCGGATGGTATTAGAAGTGCTTACAAGCGGTTATCTCCCGAGGCACGTAACTGTATTACTATTGAAAACGAAGAGAATGCATGGGGTTTAGATGACTGCCTTACTATTAGCGATATCGTTCCTATTGTGCTTGATATTCACCATCATTGGATACGTGAGTCCGAATATATCAGCGCGGACGATCATCGTGTTAAGCGTGTCTTGGACAGTTGGCGTGGTGTGCGCCCTACTTGTCATTATTCAGTCAGTCGTGAAGATGTTCTAGTCGACCACTGCGTTAATACATTACCTAATCATGCTTTGTTGCTCGAACAAGGCTACAAAAAACAAAAACTTAGAGCACACTCAGATTTTTATTGGAATCAAAAAACAAACGAATGGGCAATAACTTTTCTAAACCAGTTCGACATAATGTGCGAAAGCAAGGGCAAAAACCTCGCCAGCATGGAACTATACAATCAAGCTCAAACTTATCTAGAGAACAACTAATACACCGTATTGAAACTCTTCGAGAACAACTTGAAGAATTGAATCAATTACCAGATTCAACCGATACGGAAAAAAGGAAAGAAAAGATACAGTCTGATTTCAAACTGTATCTTGAAAAACTTAAAAAATTTGATTAAGATTGTTTTGGTGCTTTTGGCTTGCGTGGCTTTTTAGCCGCTGGCTTTTTAGCCGCTGGCTTTTTCTTAGCAGGTGCTACAGATTCAACCATTGCTTGAGTAGCTGTTTCAGCAACTGGTTCTTGAACTACCGGAGCAGGTGTTTCAATTTTATAAGGTACTTCAATCTGCGGTTCTTGCTTTTCTGCAGCCTTTATGCCAAAAAGTTTTTTTAGTGCGTTTAACATAGTTAATCTCCTTGTTGACTATTTAGCGTTAAATATGCTACTATATATATTATGCACAAGAACATACCTATTATAACTGTAACATGTACTAGAGATTTGCCTTTATTAGAGTTACAAGCTCAAAGCATTAATCTGTATTTAGATAAAAATTGCCCTGTATGGATTATAGTTAACGAAGAAAACACTGCTCCTTGGTTTGATTATTTTAACAAACACATTAAAGATTACTACAATAATCATAATCTTTCTATACTAACACTACACGACTTTGACGGAGAATGGTTTCACTGGACTCCTAATGCAATTAATCCTTGGGCAATAGGATGGGAAACTCAACAAATTTTAAAACTAGCGATTGCTACAAAAATATCTTCAGTTGGTTACTTAGTTCTTGACAGTCAAAATTTTTTAATAAAATCTTGGTCGCACAATAATTTTGACCTTGACGAGTATAAAGTTCCTTATCGGAAGTCCAGTGTTTTTAGTATGCCCATAGAAATATGGAATCAATATGCTAAATGGTTAGATTTTAGGCCTCGGCCACCAAACAGATATGGCATATCTATAACTACTCCTATGTTTTTGCACACGGACTTGGTAAAAGGATTGATAGATCTAAAAGGCGGATTGAGGGCATTTTCTAAATGGTTTAAATTTGCAACTAACATAAAGAGCGAATTTATTCTATATGCGTTGTGGGTGATTAAAAATAATGCATTAGAAAAATGTCATCAACAAATTGACGACTACGCATCTCCATATCTTAGAGATTGTAATACTGCTGAAGAATTTACTGCATTTATTAATTTCTTAGGTGTGCATGACCCGCATCGGTGGGCTAGTATTAATCATCGTGCATGGGGAAACATGACCGCAGATCAATATAATCAGCTGTGTATTAAGCTAAAAGATTATAATTTAACACCTAATTTTGATAGCTATCGTAAAGAGTACATAGACCTAAAATTCTAGGTAAATACACTATGTACAACTTTATCAAGCATATTACCCTCAACGAAGGTAAAACACCAAAAACTCTAGTACAAACTAAACTTCCTTATGCTAAGGATGATTTGGATCCGGCAATCAGCGAAGATACTATTCGTTATCACTATGGTAAGTTATACAAGGCTTATGTTGATCGTTTTAATGATGGTGAAGGCGATGCCGATTTTAACGAAGCAGGTGCGTTTTTACATGACTTGTTGTTTACACAATATCAAGCACCAACGACTAGTTCTAATGCGCCAGATGGCTCAGCTGGTGAATTTATTACTAAACATTTTAAAACATTTGACAAGTTTAAAGATGCATTTGCTAAAGAAGCGATGGCTATACAAGGCAGTGGATGGGCATATCTAGCTCGTGATGGTAAAATTAAAACTATTAAAAATCACGAAATTAAAATGGACATTGTACTGATAATTGACTGGTGGGAACATGCTTGGGCATTAGATTATCAAGCTGATAAAAAACGTTACTTAGAAAATCAGTGGAAAATTATCAACTGGAACGTTATTAGTTCTAGAGTTGGTCTATCGTCTTAAGACTGCTTACGGGCATATCCCAAACTTTACGTGCTTCAACACCTTTGCTTTGAGCAAACTTCTTAGCATCGCAATCTCCGCAAACATGATAGACATTATTGTTTAATCTCTTAGGATCCATGTTTCCTCGATCACGCTTAAACATACCCCCGCAACAATCGCATTGAAAAATTAATACCGTTTTTTTACGCATATAGGCATGCATTGTACCGTATTTGCTCTTACGATAGTGGCATTGCTGGGCATATTCTTGTCCTAAGTACATGATGTATTTACATTAAGATTATAAAAATCATTTGATAAATAACGTATCGAGGGCAATCATGATAACCATTTCCGACTCAGCAAAGACAAAAATTAAGGATTTACTCTACGAAGAAGGTAATCCTAAACTAGCATTACGTACATTTGTACAAGGAGGAGGCTGTAGTGGTTTCAGCTATGGTTTTACATTTGACGAAGAAGTTAACGAAGACGATTTTGAAATTCCCTTAGACGAATTTAAACTACTTGTAGACAGCATGAGTATGCAATATCTACAAGGTGCAGAAATAGACTATACAGAAGAGCTAATGGGCTCACAATTTACAATTAAAAATCCAAACGCAACTACAACTTGCGGTTGCGGATCAAGTTTCGGAGTATAATATAAATGTCAAAACAAATTATTGATATCGGCGTACAAGGTAATGACGGTACTGGTGACAGTATCCGTGAATCGTTTCGCAAAGTTAACGAAAACTTTACAGAGTTGTATGCTGTATTTGGTGTTGAAGGCTCAATTAATTTTACCAATTTAAGTGATGCGCCTAGCACTTATGATCCTAATCAGATTATCATGGCTGATAATTCTGGAGGAAAATTAACAGCTAGAACCATTGTTGGCCAAGGAGCGATTAATATTGACACCGATGACGATGCTAATATTGTATTCACCGTTGATCAAACAGGACTTTCAGGCGACACATCACCAACCCTAGCAAATCACTTAAATGCTAACGGCCTAAGTATTGTTCGTATGGCCGACCCAAGCCCAAGTATTGTTAGCTCTTGGAATGCTCTAAATCCTTCAGCAGTAACAACCTTAAATCAAATGCCTGTTACTGTAAATTATGCAAATAATAATTTCTTAAAGGTTACCGCAGGCAATTCGGTTGCAGGGTCGTTAAAGCCTCGTGCAGAGCCAGATTTTCCAAATTTTATCGATCCAGATTATGATCCAGATCTAACTGGTAATTATTTGTCAACAGAGTCTGTGCAACGTAAATTTGTTGTAAGCCGCAAAGGCGATACAATGACTGGTCCTTTAATACTCGGCGATCACCCAGCGCCATTGCAAGGGTATGGTACACCAAACGGAGCAAGCGATTTACAAGCCGCTAGTAAGTTTTATGTAGATAATCAAACTTTCTCAAGTGCAGTTAATTTATATGTTAGTCAAGCTACTGGAGACGATTTACAACAAAAAACCCCAATTGGTAAAGAAGGTCGATTTTGGCAATACGCTTATAAGTCAATTGGCGCAGCAGCTCTTGCGGCAGAAAACATTATTGCTCTTGCTAATCAAGAACCAGGACCTTATCGTCAAAAATTAAGTTACACTATTGGTCCTGATCAAACATTTAGTACTGTTGCTATTACGCCTGTATTACAAGACGGCAATGTTGCAGTAACTGGCTATCAAGACGGTTTTGATTTATTGCAATTAAACAAAGAATTTATTCAAGCAGAAACGATTGCGTATATTAACGAAAAATATGTTAACACATTTACATATGATAAAGCCAAGTGCCAGCGTGATGTTGGTTATATTCTTGATGCAGTTGCATATGACATTGTATTAGATACCACATTTAACAGTAATAGAGCGGCTACTTTTTACTTTAACGGCACCGGCGATAAAGTATTAGGATCACAGTTAAGTCAAACTATCGAAGCTATAAAATATGCACGAGACGAAGTACTAAATTTTTCATATGATAATACTGCGGTTAGTGTGTACTTTGGAAAAATTATAGATGCATTATGTTATGATTTAGCATTACAATCAAATTTACAAAGCATATTTGTTAGTTTATTATATCCATATTCAAACACTGACATTAGTGTAGCACAACTAACAGAATTGTTAATAAACTTACAAAATAGTATTGCAGAACTTCCTCAAGTTAATACTGTGCCAGCAGCTTTGTCTTCTGTACAACAAAATATTACTTCAATTATTAATATAATTTCTGGCAATGATTTACCAGAACCATTATTTCCAAGTCAACAAAGTACAACCCAAGGACAAACAAGTGCTCGAGATCTAATGTTAGCAAACATTGATTTCTTACAAGCAGAAACTGTTGCATACCTTGGAGCAGAATATCCAAACTTATCCTACGATAGAACTACTTGCAAGAGAGATATACAATATATTTCTTGGGCATTAATCTACGATTTCATGTATGGTGGTAATAGTCAAAGTGTGTGGGCTGGATTAAGATACTGGGATGGCACTACACAACTTATTGCAGGATATGAAGTAGATCCATTTTTAGATTTATTAGATTATATTAAAACTTTAATTGTTCCAATTGTCAACAGTGATAGTCCTACTACTGTTTATCAGCAAAGTGTTAAACAATACCGCAACGAAACTTTATTAAATGGCGGCACTGTTGTTTCTTCAACCAATTCAAACATTGACATTATAAAAAACATTATTCAGGACAACACTTCTGCTCCAGCAGTAGTTTTTCCAAATATTTTAACAATCGTTGCTTCGTCAGCACTATTAGCAGCAAGAGCAGCAATACTTTCTGCTAAGTCTACGTTCCAAGCCGACGCAGTAAATTATATCGAAGATAATTTTCCAGTTATTAACGATCCAACAATTTTAAACAGTATATCAGACAAATTTCAAATTGTTATTGATTTATTGACATTTGGAATTGAAACTCGAGCAAATACCGAATATGCTATTCCAGTTGGAACATCTTCAGGATATGAAGATGCTACAGCATTAACTTTACAAAACATAGATTTTATAGTTGATGAAACATACAATTGGTTAATTATTAACGAACCAGCGTTCGTAGCTGATCCAGAATTTGATGCTGATATTTTTAAACAGCACATGACAGACTGTATCGAAGCATCACTTTATGATTTGCTTTACGGCGGTAATAGTGCAGCAAGATACAAAGGTGAGCAGATGTTTAACGACGGGTTAACTGATACAGCTTATTTAGATTCTATTGCATTTGCAGGGACTTTATTAACTAACTATGTTATTCAAAACTCAGCACCAGGATTTCTCTATGGAACTGTTCCACAATTTATTGACGGAGTTGCATATCCCGATGGCGGTATTGCTGGTACGGCTCTTGGACAATCATTCAATATTATCAGTATAATTATAGACGGCGACGATGGTCCAACATTAGAAGAGCCAAGTATCACAGGATATGACAGCGATCTTGTAAGTACAAAAAATATTATCAATCTTAATGCAGGCGGTATTGCTGTAAGAACTACAGATTGGTTAGATGTTAACTATAAAGGTGGATTTAATTACGACGAAGCTACATGTTATCGAGACGTTGGATTAATTGTCGATGCTATGAGTATTGACTTAATAACTGGCGGCACTTATCAAAGCATTAATGCAGGTAAGAGCTATTATCGAAATGCCAGTGCTAGAGCTATTGCTATTGGTACACAATATACAGAAACTCTTGATGCTATTAATTTTGCTAAAGGTTTACATTTACAAGTTTTAAATCAAACTACAGCAACTCGCTTTCAAACTCTAGTACCTCAAGTTTTAAATCCTGCTAAATCAGTTACTGAAGACGTTGTCAACACCCTTATTTACAACGTTGATACTATGATTAGTATTATTGTAGGAGGTGTAGGAGTTGCACCAGTACCAACATTTGGTACTGGTATTTGGAATATTGAAGTTGATAATGGAGGTAATGGTTATGTTGATCAAGGATCTCCAGGCAACAACGACATTATTCCTGCCAAAGTTTTAGTAGGTGTTAGTTCAGGAGCATATGGTTCTATTGTAAAATATATTCCAGGATCTAGTTCTGGGGTTGATACTATTCAAATCCGCCTAACCAAACCAGGCTTCTTCCAATTAGGTGAAGAAATTGAATTTGGTGAAACTGTAACAGAAAATCATATTGTTATTCAAGTTGAAAGTGGAATATACTATGAAGATTACCCAATACGTGTTCCAGCTAACGTTAGTATACGTGGAGACGAATTCCGTAGAACTATTGTAAGACCAAAAGATCGCATAAGTCAAAGTCCATGGCGTAAAGTATTTTTCTACCGAGATTCGGTTATCGATGCTCTAGAATTAGGACCAATTAGATATGGTACAGACTATGCATCTTCATCTAGTGTTATTCTGGGTGGAACCACTAATAAAATTATTGTTACACTAGGTACAGGTCAAGTTCCAAGTTCATGGGTAGGAAAAGTCCTCATGGACGACTATGGTAGTGTTACAGCAACAGCTACATCATCAACTAATGACAGAGTAACAACAAGTACCAATCATGGATTTGATATTGGCAATCCTGTTATATTTAGAGGAACGGCGTTTGGCGATTTGGAAGCTGGAAAAATCTATTATGTTTTAACGACTCCAACAACAACAAGTTTTACACTTACTGACAAAAAAGGATCTACTGACACTGTTCAATTATCAACAGCCTCTGGTAGCATTTTAGTAATGAGATCAGACCGCCGAGGTAAGGCCATTATTGACTCAGTAAGCGGTAACTTTATGAATTGTAGCGTTATATACCCGTTCAATTCGGCTGGAACTCTTACTTCAGGTAACTGGCATTTATACGATACTTTAAACTATGGTCGTCATTATTTGACTAATCCATTAGACGTTACTAGCGAGTCTAAAAATAACAAAGAAATTGATGCGTTCTTGTGTAACGATCAAGTTCGTTTAAGTAACCTTACTTTCCAAGGTCATGGTGGTTTTGCCATGGTACTTGATCCAGAAGGACAAATTAAAACAAAATCACCATATGGACAAGTCTGTTCATCATTTAGCCAATCTATAAATCGTAAGAGATTTGCTGGCGGTCAGTTTGTTGATGGTTTTGCAGGACGTTTAAGAGGTACAATTACTGCTGTTGAATATGACGGCATAGAAAATTACGATTTGTCACAAGAAATTGGTGGCAGTGGATATGTACCAGCATCTGGATCTGTGACTTATGCCAATGTTCCAATGATTGGTTTGACTAAAACAGCAACAAACACTTATGTTACAGATAATACTATTAAATTAAACGATGTAACTAATTTAGTTGTTGGTGGTGCTATAACATTTAGTGGAACAACCTTTGGTGGTATTGTTGCTGGCACAAGATATTTTATTACTAATATTGATGCACTTGGTGGAAACTTAATTAAAGTTAGCAAAATTCAAGGAGGTACAAACGTAACTCTTTCAACTGCTACAGGCACAATGACTGCTGCCACTGGCGGTGTTGGTGCAACAGCAAACATTACAGTTGAAAATGGTGTTGTAACTAACGTTATTTCAAACACTCCTGGAGAGTATTATAAAGAAGGTGAATGGTTAACTGCCAGCAACACTAACTTAGGCGGTTCAGGTAGTGGCTTCTTAATTCCAGTAAACAACACAAACGGAAAAGGAGAAATCATTACTGTTGTTGGCGAAGTCAACAGTGGATTAGATATTCGTCCTCCACAACCGCCATGTGCATTCTTTGTTGAAGGATTCCGTTATCAAATTAACGATGTATTGTCTTTTAATGCAGCTACAGCAACAGTTAAACTTCAACTAGACACAGCAACTCCGTACAACATTGCAGGATTTTACGATAACGAAACATGTTCAAGAGACGTTGGACTTATCCTTGATGCTGTAACTTATGATATGGTACTTGGTTCAAACTACCAAACAGTTAAGGCTGGTATTTCTTATCAACGTGCAACTGCTAGTGAAGTGATAACAAATCAAAAAGGCCAAACATTAGCAGGTCTAAACAAAGCAAGAGATTTAGCATTAGTAACATTAACTGATTCTGGTGCAGAAACTTCAGTAGCTCAATCGATGGCTATTATTAATTCTATCATTGACCAAGGAATCAGTGCAGCGCCTACACTTACATATCCTAGTGCTACTGGTATTACAACTGTTAACGCTGAAAAAGTTCGTGATTATTTAATTGCCAATCGAGCATTCTTGCAGGCTGAAATTGTTGCATACGTTGCCGCATCATTTAATTTAAAACAATATGCAACATACAGTGCTGTAAAATTATCAAGAGATATTGGTTACATTATTGATGCTATGATATACGATATTGTATATGATGGCAATTCTATGACATATGACATAGCAGAATCTTTTTACTCTAAATTAACTTTAGAAAGTCAAATTAGTGGCGTTGAATCTTTGTATACCGCAGGATTAGATCGTTTAAATGTTGTTGCAAAACTTGTTGTAATTGGTAGTACTGTTACACGTTCATCAGGTAATAATGCAACTCAAACAATTAATGTTGCATACAATATTTTAAATTCTGATAGCGAATATACTAAAATTGGAACTTTATGTAATATTGTTAAAGATTATGTTGCAGACGGTGACTTCGATACTCCAACAACAAGAACATCTCCTGTAATATCTGGACAAAATGCAACCTTAGTTGCACAAAAGGCTCTGATAACATCAGCTACTGAAACAATTAAATCAAGTGTTATCACGTATCTAAATGATGGCGGTGGATTAGAAATTAATATTGAAATGGGCGGTAACAAGTCTATGCTTGCAAACGACTTTGCAATGATTAACGACTTAGGCTACGCTATTGTTTGTAAGAACGGTGGTGTGTCAGAACAAGTTTCAACATTCACATATTACTGTCATACACACTACTGGGCTGCAGATGGCGGACAAATTCGTTCTGTAGCAGGTTCAAACGCACATGGAACATACGGTCTACGTGCAAGTGGTTATGATGTTACTGAAAAACCCGATGCTGTTAATCTTGCCAACGACATGGTGCAAGTTGCTCGAGTTTATAAATCAGGACAGTTTGCTAGCGAAATGACACCTACGCCTACTAAACAGGCGCTAAACATTTATGTCTATGGTTACAGTTATATTCCAACTAATACCAGTGAAGTAGAAATTGATCACACTATGGCTGGTGGCGGAATTATTCGTTACGAAGTTAGTAGTGTTGAACACACTGTTGTAACTCTTGGTGGGCAAAACATTCTTAAATTAAATTTAAGTTCAGCAGGTAATAACGGTACAAGTTCCACAGGTCTCGCTTACGCATTGTATGATGGACAAATGGTTACTATACGTGTATTGCAAAATATTAAATTTAACAATATTGCCAACGTCAATCCAACTCGTCCAAGTACTGCGCTACAATACAATGATAATCTAGCAGACATTTATCGTATTCTTGCGTATAACTTAAATGATTCAACTGGAGAACTGTTAGCTAATAACATTTCTATTTTGCAATCTGATAGTTCATTTAACTATTACAAATTTACAACTGACTTAACAAATTTAGGAGCATTAGATTGGGACGCGGCATTGGCTGTAACAGGAGTCAGTGGTGGCGGTTCTACTGTAACTGTTACTTACGCTACTCAAACATCAGCACCGTTTGTAGTTGGAGAATTTATTACAGTTGCAGAAGTTATTGACAACAGCTTGTCAACAACTGCATATAATGGTGCCTATAGAGTAACTAACTGTACAACTACACAAGTACAATTTGCAAGTACTACAACAGCCACTTATGTTGGTGGCGGATTTGTAGGTGCAAAAACACAAGGTTCGCGTGTTGGTGATGACAAAATTTCTGTTCTTGAAATTAGTCAAGCAACAACAATTAATCAAATTAATAAAGGAACTTATCTTGTTGGATGGCACGGACGTACACATCGAGTTGCAAGTTACACTATTCCTTTAAAAATTGCTCAAGCAAGTACTGTGGTTAGTTGGACTGCTGGATCAAGAACTCTAGTTGTTGATTCTGTAGCAGGAGTAATAGAAATTGGTGATAAAGTTTCTGGTACAGGTTTTCCTATAGCAATTCCGGTTTATGTTGAAAGCATAACTGAACCAGTAAGTCCTTCAACTCAATATACTATTGTTCTAACATCGGCTGTTGGTGTAACAACTCCAAGTGGAACTGTTACATTTGGTATTGCAAGAAGTGGATATTTAAATATTGATCCTAATTCTGTTTCAAATATTTTAGGTGACGGTACAAGTATACCTGCTATATCTTATGTAAGCAAAGTAGTTCCAACATCAGGATTAAAATTTGTTACTTACAATGTTGCATGGACACCAAACACATTACCTATTGTTGACAACTGGTATAAATTTACAGGTCAAACTACCAGTGCTTACAACTATTGGCACCAAGTGTCAAATGCTGTAAGTCAAACACAAATTAGTGTAAGTGATGTAACTGGACTACAAGTTGGAATGATTGTTACTAGCGTTAGTGCTGGTGCATATATACCAAGCGGAACAATTATTCAAAGCATCGACAGTACAAAAAATTCATTTGTAGTTAGTCCAGCATGTTGGGTACCTGCAGGAGCAGTAGTTAGCTCAACTATTGTTGCAACAGTAGCAAGTATTACAATTACAAATGCTGGCAGTGGATATACCACACCACCAATTATTAATATTGGAACTGCTATTCCATCTAACGGAGAAGTTTCAAGAGCATTGGCAACTTGTACAGTTAAAAACGGTTCAATTGAAACTGTTACTCTAGTAAGTCCAGGTTATGGATATACTAGTGTGCCAAATATTACTTTAAGTACAGGTGACGCTGTTCTTACAGCGGTATTAACCTCAAGCCCAACAGTCTCAACGACAG